GGCTTCTCGCAATCTGTACGGAACGGGAGGTGCCGCCGTGCCTCCCGCACCCAAGGTCGATCCGGTCCGCCGGAACTCTCGTGTCGGCCCTCTCAAGCTGCCAGCCGAAGGGCGTCAGGGCCCATCTCCTCCGTGGCCGTTGAGGGACTTCGCAGGTAAGCACCGGCTCGTTCTTGAAGCGACTGGCCTCCTGGAGCCCGTCCACGAGGCCGAAGCCGAGATGTGGGCGGAGATCTGGGCGATTCCGCAGGCCGTGGCGTGGGAGCGGCTGGGTTGGACGCGCGATGTCGCGCAATACGTGCGCTGGAAGGTGCAGGCGGAGTTCGGTGACCTGGATGCGGCGAAGGAGGCTCGCATGTGGTCGGACCGGCTGGGCCTGAACCCGAAGGCGATGCGGACCTTGCTGTGGGAGGTCGTCGCCGATGAGGTCGCCGAGAAGCGGCAGGAGTCGTCAGCCAAGAGCGCCCGGAGGCGTATCAAGGCGGTCGGCTGATGCTGTGGCGCGGCCCGTCGGAGCCGGGCGAGTTCCCGACTCTCGGGTACGACGTCGGCGAGTGGATCGAGAAGCACTGCGTCATACCGGATGGCTACCGGCAGGGACACCCGTTCCTGTTGACAGACGAGATGTGGACCTTCCTGGTCCACTTCTACCGGCTGGACCCGGAGGCTAAGCCGTGGCCCGGCCCGATTGGTCTGCGATACACCGGTGGTCAACTGCGGCGGTCGCAGAAGTGGGGCAAGGACCCGTTCGGCGCAGCGATGTGTTGGGCTGAGGCGCTGGGGCCGACTCGGTTCAACGGATGGGATGCGTCAGGGGAGCCGGTCGGTGCTCCGTATCCGACACCGCTGATCGTGTGTCTGGGCACGTCGGAGGACCAGACGGACAACACGTGGCGCCCGCTGCTGGCGATGGCTCGCCTCGGACCGATCGTGGACATGCCAACGGTCCACGAGGTCGGCCAGACCAAGGTCGACTTAGCCAGTGGCGGCAAGCTTGAGCCGGCTACTACATCGGCTCGCGCCCGGCTGGGCGCGCCGATGTCGTTCGTGACGTTGACCGAGTCGCATCTGTTCACGCTGCAGGGCGGTTTCCGGCGCGTGGCGGGCGCGGTGAAGCGGAACGTGGCCGGTATGGATGGCCGCTGGCTTGAACTCACCAACGCGTGGGATCCGACGGAGGGGTCAGAGGCCCAGGTCACGGCCGACTCTGGCGACAAGGACGTCTACATCGACACCATCGCGCCGCGACGTGTCGAGGACCTCAGCGACGACGAGGACCTGTATCGGGAGTTGCTACGCCAGTACGGTGACTCGGCCCGCGAACGGGGCGGCTGGGTGAACATCAAGGGCCGGATCATGGCTGAGTGCCGGTCGAGTCGGCACCTAGAGGCGGATCGGCGCCGGTTCTTCCTCAACGAGATCGTGGTCGGCCAGTCGGTGTTCGTCGACCCGATTCGGTGGGATCTGCAGGGCCAGGATGACTCGCTGCAGAAGGGCGAGCAGATTGCTCTCGGCTTCGACGGATCGAAGTATCGGGATGCGACGGCACTGATCGCGTCGCGGATCTCGGATGGGCGCCTGTTTGTGGTGAGAGTGTGGGAGCGGTCACCGGAGGACGGGCCGGACTGGAAGGTCCCGACATCCGAGGTGGACAGCGTGCTCCGCGACGCATTCGATGCCTACCAGGTGGCGGTCTTGTTCGCCGATCCGTATCGGTGGCAGGACTATCTGGACAGGTGGTCGGCCGACCTCGATGAAGAGCGGGTGGTCGAGTTCCCGACCAACGTCGAGCAGCGGATGGACCGGGCCATCGAGCGGTTCACAACCGCATTCAGTGGCGGCGAGATCACGCACGACAGCAACGAGGTTCTGATGCGGCACGCGAAGAACGCCGTGCTGGTGAAGGGGTCGCGGAAGAAGCCCCGGCCGGGTGAGGACGAGACCCTGACCACGCACTACCTGAAGATGGCCAAGCGCGGCGAGGGGATGCTCATCGACGCCGCCGTTGCCGCCGTTCTTGCCCATGAGGCACGCGCCCACGCCATCGAGCACGGACTGATCCCGCAGGATCTCGAGCCATTCGCACTGATGGGGGGATGAATGGGCTTCTGGCGCAATCTCCTCGTCGGGCGTGACGTGCCACCTTCCTCGGTTGAGCGTGGCACGACGCAGGATTGGGTGGATGCGTTCCTGCATGCCCAGGAGTTTGGGCTGCTGCGGACGACGATGGCGAACCTGGACGAGGAGCAGGTCTCCGGGTCGCTGAACGGTGTCGTCAAGAATTCGAGCCCTGTGTTCGCGTTGACTTTGGCGCGGATGCAGGTGTTCTCTCAGGCGCGGTTCCAGTGGACCCGGTATGAGCGGGGCGAGCCGACGGACCTGTTCGGAAATTCGGCGTTGGGGATTCTGGAGCGTCCGTGGCTGGGCGGCACGACTGCCGACCTGCTGGCGCGGATGGAATTGGACGTCACTGGCGCCGGGAACTCGTACACGCGGCGGGTGCGTCGCCGTCGGGGTGCTGGTGACTTCCTGGTGCGGCTGCGACCGGACTGGGTGATCATCATCCTTGGTTCGATGGAAGATGTTGATCATCCGGCTGAGGCTGGGGATGTGGAGCTGCTCGGCTATGCGTACGCGCCGAACGGTGACCGCGGCGACCGGATGATTCTGCTGGGGCCGGACGAGGTTGGGCATTACGCGCCGTACCCGGACCCGGACAACAACTACGTCGGGATGAGCTGGTTGACGCCAGCCATGCGCGATGTCATGGGTGACCAACTGCAGACTGAGCACAAGCGGGCGTTCCTGCGCAACGCAGCGACACCGAACATGGTCATCAAGTTCGACCCGGCTGTGGGCCTGGACAGTGTGAAGAAGTTCAAGGCGCTGTTCGAGGCCGAGCACAAGGGCTCGTGGAACGCATACAAGACGCTGTTCCTCGGTGGCGGGGCGGACGCAGTCGTGGTGGGCAAGGATTTCAAGGAACTCGACTTCGCGGTGACGCAGGGCAAGGCCGAGTCCAGGATGGCTGCCGCCGCTGGTGTCCCGCCCTCGTGGGTGGGATTCTCCGAGGGCCTGCAGGGCTCGGCTCTGAATGCCGGCAACTTCACGTCCGCCCGCCGGCGGTTCGGTGACGGCACGATGCAGCATCTATGGGGGAACGCTTCGTCGTCGTTGGAGGCCATTGTGGATCGGCCGGATGACGGTGCGCACCTGTGGTTCGCAACGCGCGGTATCCCGTTCCTACGGATGGACAAGACCGAGGAGGCCGCTGTCCAGTCGCAGGAGGCGTCCACGATCGCGGTGCTGATCCGTGAGGGATACACGCCGGATTCAGTGCAGGAATCGGTCGTCAATCATGACTGGTCGCGACTGGTGCACACGAACCTGTTGTCGGTCCAACTGCAGCCGGCCGGCACGACCAACAACGGGAGCGCGGGTACTGAGGGCGCTGGAGGGAACTCATGACCACCATGTCGGAACGAATAGAGCGGGCGCCGGCGCCGCCGCGGAACGACCTGCTGCGCATGACGCCGTTCACGCTGCGGGCCGACGGTGACGTCGAGAGCGACGGAAAGACGCTGGACGGTTATGCGGCCGTGTTCAACCGCGAGACCATCATCGACTCGTGGGAGGGCCGGTTCAGGGAGAGCATCTCGCCGGGGTCGATGAAGAAGTCGTTCCGCGAGCGGCCCCCGCGGATCCAGTTCGACCACGGCCGGCATCCGCTGGTCGGGTCGATCCCCATCGCCAGCGTCAATTCGATCACTGAGGACACCGACCCCACTCTGGCACCTGAGGGTGGCGCCCACGTCGTCGGCCGACTGCACGACAACTGGCTCGTCGAACCGGTTCGCGATGCCATCCGGTCGGGTTCCATCGATGGCATGTCGTTCCGGTTCGGCGTAGTCCGTGAGGCGTGGTTCGACGCAGATGGCAAGCAGATCCGCGACGAGGACACCCTGCACGACCTGCTGAGGCGCACCTGGTTTGAGGGCGTCCCCGACGACGAGTTGCTGCTCCGCGACCTCCGCGAGTTGAAGGTGCCGGAGCTTGGGCCGGTCGTGTGGCCGGCCTATGAGGACACCTCCGTGGGCGTCCGGTCCAAGACGATTACCATCGACCTGGGTCACATCGATGACCCTGAGCAGCGTAAGACTCTCGCCCGCGCGGTGTTTCTCGCCGAAGCGGCCGAGCGGATGGAAGCCGACGAACAGCCGCAATCCACCGAGGGTGATGAGCCTCCGGCCGGGGAGCACGAGGCGTCGGCGACGGAGGACGAGCCGCGAACCACCGAGGTAGACACTCCGGCCGGTGAGCACCCGTCGACGACAGAGGAACCAGCATCGAAGCCCGAACCGGTCAGGTACGTGCCTGAGTGGGGCGAGAACCCCGACTGGTTCCTCGCCTGAGGCGCCAACTCACCGAAACCCGAAGCCCCGGACCAGGGATGGCCGGGGCTTCCGTATGCCAGGAGGCAATCAAATGGCTGACGCCATGGAGCCGCGGTCCATTGAGGACCGCGAGGAACGAATCGGCGAGATCGACGCCCGTGTGGGTGAGCTCGACGCCGAGTTCGCGGGCACCGTCATGAGTGACGAGGCCCGCGAACTGTGGAACCAACTCAACGCGGAGCGCGATGAGCATGGCCGCGCCGTGAAGGAGATGCGTTCGCGCCGGGAGCGGCTGCGCACACTGGCCAGCAACCCGGCCGCGACGGAGCGGGCGACCGGCGAAACCCCGGCGTTCGTGCGCAAGACCGGTGTGGACATCTACGACGTGAATCGCATCCGCTCCGAAGCGCGCTCGGATGACGACTACCGGGCCGGCCTGCACGACAACGCCAAGCGCGCCATCGAGCGGGGCCACTTCCCCGCGTTCGCCGGCGGGCGTGAAAAGGTCCAGGAGCATGTCGAGGGCCTGCTGGAGCGGGTCGACGACCGGCACGGCACGCTCGCCAAGCGCATCCTGGCGACCGGCAATCCGGTCTATGACCGCGCCTTTGGAAAGATCGTCATGGGCGGCCAGCACCTGCTTTCCAGCGAGGAGTCCCGCGCCGCGATGCAGGTCGGTACCACCACCGAGGGCGGCTTCGCGGTGCCGTTCCAACTCGACCCGACGGTCATCCTCACCAGCGACGGCTCGATCTCGCCGCTGCGGCAGATCTCCCGCGTGGAGACCATCACCGGGAAAACATGGCAGGGCATCACCAGCTCCGGCATCACGGTGTCCCGCTCCGCTGAGGAAGCGGAGGCCGACGACAACGGCTTCACCATCGCGCAGCCCGAGGTCACCCCGACCCGAGTCATCGCCGACGTGCGGTTCTCGGTGGAGATCGACCAGGGCTGGCCGCAGCTGCGTAGCGAGATCTCGCGTCTGCTCATGGACGCGAAAGACCGCGAGGAGGACGTAGCGTTCGTCATCGGCGACGGCACAGGCAATGACCCCGGTGGTGTCGTGGCGACCCTGGATGCCGCCTCGGAGGTCGACGTCGCCACGGGTGGGGCTCTCACTCTGGAGGATTTGCTCAGCCTCGAAGCAGCGCTTCCAGTACGGTTCCGGTCGCGTGGCCGGTTCCTGGCGAACAAGTCCACCTACCAGTCGGCCCGTGGGCTCGGCGAGGGTAGCGACGGAGCTGATCTGTGGGTCCGGCTGTCGGGGAGCCAGCCGCCGGAGTTGCTCGGCTACCCGACGCACGAGGCGTCCGCGATGGACAGCCAGGGTGCAGCGCTGGACCTCAACCGGTTCCTGCTGTTCGGGGACTTCTCCCAGTTCCTGATCGTCGACAAGCTTGGCATGACCGTCGAGGTTAACCCGCACATCGTCGGTGCTGGTGGCCGGTGGACTGGTCAGCGTGCCGTGGTCGCGGTGTGGCGGAACAGCTCGCTCGTCCTCGTGGATAACGCGTTCCGCGTCCTGACCAACGTCTGATCCCAACTCGAGGCGGCTCGGTCGAGTGAGCCGAGCCGCCTCATTGGTCAAGGAGGGCCGACATGAGCGATCTACTTATCGCAGCACACACCGCCGTAATGTGGCACGACGGACGCCGTCGCAAGATCACCAAGGGCCAGACGATCGTCAGCGCCGACGACCCGATCGTGCGCGGCCGGGAGAAGCTATTTAGGCCACTGCATCCGCAGCAGTTCGGCCACGTCGAGCAGGCCACTGCGGCACCGGGCGAGAAGCGGTCTGTGGGTCGGCGAAAGAGGGTCGATCCCGAGCCCGAAGCCGCGCTGGAGCCCACCACCGAGGCCGCCGACGACAAGGCCGCCGAGTAGCCAGTCCGTGGGAGGTGCTCGATGACTACACCGACCCCGGTAACCCTGGACGAGTTTAAGGCGCATCTGAACAAGACTGGCGATGTCGACAACGGTGAGCTCGTTTGGATGCTGGAGGCCGCGACCGAGGCGGTCGAGGGCTGGCACGGCATCGGTCCGCTGGTGGCGCGCCAGTTCAACGAGCGGGTCCAGGTGGAATGTGGTCACGCCGTGCTCACAAAGACGCCGGTGCGGTCGGTGACGTCGCTGACGCGGGTCACGGACGGTCTGGAGTATCTGACTGCTGCTCTGGACGTGGACGAGGCGAGTGGCATCGTTGAGGGCCTGTCGTCGCGATTTCAGCCGGGCAAGTACATGGCCGTGTATGACGCGGGCCGTGACCCGGTGCCGGTGTCGCTGTTGGAGGCCACTCTCATCATCGGTAAGCATCTGTGGGAGTCGCAGCGGGGTCCGAAGTCGAAGCTGCGCGGTGGGGACGACGAGTCGCGTGCACAGTGGGCCGGTGCGGGGTATCTGATCCCGAACCGCGCCGCGCATCTGATGCAGCCGTTCGTGTCGGTGCCGGTCGGATGAGCGTCGTCGACGTCAACGCACTGGTGCTGAAACTAGTCGAGGTGGCGACGGCGGCGCTGTCCGGCGATGTGCAGGTGCTGGATGGCCGGGACTACTCCGCCGAGGTCGAGAAGCATGCTGTGCTGGTCGGCCACGCCGGCAACCCGAGCACACCGGTGGTGGAGGTGTTACGTTCGGTCACGGACGGAGGCATCGATGCGTCTCTGTTCGACGTGGCCGTTCGAGGGACGGTCGCGGTGTGGGATGGCGAGGAGGAATTCGCCAGCAAGCGCGCCGCGGCGCAGTCGACCATCGCGGCGCTGAACGCTGCGGTCGAGGCGAACGTACGCCTGGACGGGCTGGCGATGGAGGCGTTCATGTCGCCAGAGATGGCCTGGTTCCAGGTCGCTGACACCGAGGGCAACTCCGTTGAGGTCGATTTCACCATCACGGCTCGGGTTTTCGCGTGACCGTCCGAGTTCAGCATACCGAGGTTCGTCTTTTCGCCGACCGGCTCAAGGATGTCGCGCCCACGGCCCGGCGAGAGTTGCGCGGGAAGATCCGTGAAGCCGGGGCAGAGCTGACTAGAGCGGTCCGTGGTGCCGCGTCGTGGTCGTCACGGATTCCTGGCGCGGTTGAGATGCAGGTCGGTTTCGGTGTCCGTATCCGGGTGAACCGGGCCAAGGCTCCGCACGCCCGCGTCTTGGAGTTCCCCAACCGCGGCACCATGGTCCGCCACCCAGTGTTCGGCAACCGTGACAACTGGGTGGAAACACCTGGCCGGCCGTTCTTTTTCACGACGGTCAAGGCAAAAGAGCAGGCGGTTGTTGGGAAGATCAGCGACGCCATCGACGAGGCCATTAAGAGCCTTTAACCCACCCCACCAACTCAACGGAGGGCATCCATGCCTGGTCCGTCGGATAACCCTGCCCGCGTCCGGGTCCGGAATCGGCACGGCGCCGAGAAGAGCGTTCGGCCCGGCCAACTGCGGCAGTTACTCACGCTCGGCTGGACCGAGGTGCGCGAGCAGTTGCCGAAGAAGCGTCCCGCCAAGCAGGCGGGCGACACCCCAACTCAGCCGGCTGTCGAGCCGGACAACGACAGCCAGGAGGGCTGACCGATGGCATTTACCCCGACCGAGCTCGGCGGCGGACCTAGCGTCCGCTACGGGTACAAATTCAACCGGACGATGCTGTGGCTCGCCACCATCGCCGCCACGGACTACACCCCCACCGAACTGGAAATCAACGATGTCGATAACCGTGACCTCACGCCGGCGATCCAGGCGATTAATGGGTTCTCCGTGTCGCCGCGCTACGCCGAGCTGCAGGACATCCCCAGCCAGATCGACGGCAAAGTGCCGGACGGTTCCAGCCTCGACGACTCGTCCCTGGTGCTGTACCAGGCGAGTGATGACGACGACGCGCTGGACTTCTTCACGGCTGGTGATGACGGCTTCATCGTGGACTGCCCCCGTGGCCTGATCGCGACGGCGCGTGCGTACGTGTGGAAGGCAGAGGTGTCCGCCGTGACGCCGACGGTCGCCACATCGGGCGGCGCGATGGGCACCGTCGCGTTCGGCGTACTGGACATGAAACCGATCGCCCTCCCGGCCGAGACCTGAGTCTCCCTTGGCGCTCCCGGCCGGCTGTCTCGGATGGTCGGCCGGCCGGGAGCTTCAACCATCCGGCAACCATCCGTGGAGACGCCGTGTCGATCCGTGACCAGCTTAAATCCAAGCAGCCGCACACCACGTCGATCACTTTCCCGACCGGCGAGACCGGCGAGGCGGCTAAGCGTGAGGTCGAGCAGGCCCGCCGAGATTTGGAGCTGCAACGCCTGTACGCCGCGCGGGAGCAGTCAAAAGGGGCGGGCGGTAAGAAGGTCAGTTTGACGGTGGCGCAGAACCGGCTGAAGAAAGCCGAAGCTGTCTACGCCAAGGTCTCAATGACGTTGGTGTTCAGGGGGCTCGCGCCGGGCGAGGTTGACGCGCTGGTCGACGAGTTCACGGTGCCCGACCCGCCTGAGGGTGAGCAGGCCCAGCCGTTCAACTCGCGCGGCTACACGGGCGCTCTGCTTGCTGCGTGTGTGGTCGACTCGGACCTGACGGCCGCCGAGTGGGATGCGGAGTTGTACGAGTCGAAACGCTGGTCTGATGGTGAGGTCACCCAGATACGTGAGGCGGCTCGCGCCGCCTACAACGAGACACCAGCACCCGGTATCCCAAAAGGCTAAGGCACGACCCTCTGCTGCGTGCCCAGCTGGACTACTGCGCCCCCCGCGGCATCCCCCACAGCGAATTCTTGGCGTGGCCGATCGATGACCAGGTCAAAGCGCTCGGCTGGCAAGCCGAACAGCACGGGACGTGCCAGCAATGCGGCACAGCCGACTGGGAATGGGTGGCAGACCGGCACGCCTACCGGGCCGAACCCTACGTGTGTCTGGGCTGCCTAGCGGTCGGCCAAGCACACAAAGACCACGCCGAGGGCGCCAAATCAACCCCCGGACTTCATATCCGACTGGTCAGAAACGGGGGCGGCGATGACGGTGGCGACCCGTGATCTGAAAGTCACCATCGACGCCGAGACCGCGAAGTTCGAAGCGGGTCTCGAACGCGTCCGTCGGTCCACGATGCGGATGGAGGACCAGCTCCGCCGGGCTGACTTGGCCGCGGCGAGCCTGGATAAGCAGCTCGCCGACGAAGCCGCCCAAGCGGCGGCGAACCGCGCCGCCGACATGGAAAAACTCGGCCGCGGATTGGTCGCGTTCGGCGCCGCCACCCTGGCCGGTCTGGGCCTGGCGACGAAGGCCGCGATCGACTGGGAATCCGCCTGGGCCGGTGTACGCAAGACGGTTGAGGGTTCGGACGCGGAGATGGCCGCGCTGGAAGCCGAGCTGCGGAATCTCGCCACGACGCTGCCGGCCACGCATGCCGAGATCGCTGGTGTGGCGGAAGCGGCCGGCCAGCTCGGCGTCGGCGTCAACGACGTCGCGGCGTTCACCGAGGTCATGATCGACCTCGGCGAGACGACCAACCTGTCCGCCGCCGAGGCCGCCACGGCGCTGGCCCGGATGGCGAACATCATGGGCACCGCTACGTCTGACGTGGACCGGATGGGCTCAACCATTGTCGAGCTGGGCAACAACTCGGCGACCACTGAGGCGGAGATCGTCACTCTGGCCACCCGCCTCGCCGCGGCCGGAAAAATGGCGGGCCTGTCCGAGGCGGATGTGTTTGCGTTCGCTTCGACCCTCACCTCGGTGGGTGTTGAGGCCGAGGCCGGTGGAACCGCCCTGTCCAAGGTGTTCACCGCGATCGGTGATGCCGTGCGGGACGGTAACGATGACCTTGACGTTTTTGCCCGGGTAGCGGGCGTCACGGTTGACGAGTTTTCCTCCAGGTTTCGCACGGATGGAGCGGATGCGATTGCCGCATTCGTTGAGGGCCTGGGTCGGATGCAGCAATCCGGACAGTCCACGAGTGCGGTTTTCGATGAGCTTGGCCTGGCTGATCAACGGCTTATGCGTGCACTGCTGTCGACGGCATCCGCAGGCAGCCTGCTCGGTGAGCAGATCGGCATGGCCAACCAGGCGTGGGACGAGAACACGGCCCTGGTGGAGGAAGCCGAGCGGCGCTACGAAACATCCGAGGCGAAGATCCAACTCGCCAAGAACGCTCTCGTCGACCTGGCCATCGACATCGGTGGCGTGCTGCTGCCCGCCCTGGTCACAGTGGTTGAGACGGGCACCGACCTGCTGCGGTTCTTCGCCGACCTGCCAGGCCCGATCAAGACCGCCGCTACGGTCCTCGGCACACTGCTCGGCACCGTGGCGCTGCTCGGCGGCGGGTTCCTGCTGCTCGCCCCCCGGCTGGCGGCCGCGCACACCCTCATGCTCAGCTTGGCGCGCACCTCTCCGGTACTCGCCGGTGGGCTGATGACCCTGGGCTCGGCGGCGGCCAAGCTGACGATGTTCGGCGCGGTCGCCGCTGGCGTGCACGCCCTGCTGGAGGCGACTAGGGAAGCTGCCCCAAGCGTCGGCGACGCGACGCAGGCGTTGCTCAACTTTGACGACGCGTCCAAGCGGGTCGCTCTGGACCAGCTCATCCGCCAGGCCACCGAAATCCAGGAGCTCGGTGATCGGAACTGGTTCGACCATGCCGTTGCTGGTATCGCCGGGTTTGGTGTCGCGAACGTTGAAGCGAGCAGGGACGCGAAGGAGTTCAACGAGACTATCGAGGCGTTCGATAACGCTCTAGCGAGCATGGTCCAGTCGGGTCATATCGACCAGGCTGCCGAATCGGCGATCGTGATGGCCAACGCGCTGGGTCACACCGGCGACGAGGCCGACGCGTTCATTAAGGGTTTACCCGGCTACCAGGACTCGCTCAAGCAGGTTGCTAACGACAACCAGCTCGCCGCCGAATCAGCCGAGCCGCTGGACAATGCGCTGGCCGATCTTGCGGTCCGTTTCGGCCTGACCGGCGATGATGCCGAGAAGGCCGCGCAGGACATGCTCGACTCGTGGGCCGAGGCGTCAGGCGAGTTCGTCGACATTCTTGGGACCTACTCTCAGGGGCTTGCCGACAAGGAAGAAGCGGAGCAAATCACAGCCCAAGCCACCGCCGATGCCACTAAGGACGCATCGGACTCGTGGGAGGACTACGCGACCGACGTCACACTGACGCTGGATGAGTACCTGGATCTTCTAGAGGAGCAGGTCAAGGCGCAGCAGGACTGGCAGATTAACATGGTCATCCTGGCCGGTCGGGCCAGCGCTGGGCTGTTGGCTCATCTGGCCGAGCTCGGCCCCGAGGGCGCTCATCTTGTGGAGCAGCTAGCCAACGGCACCGACGCTGAGCTCGCCCGCATGGAGGCAGCGTTCGGCGTCCGAGGCGCCGAAGCGGGACAGGGCTTCGCCCTCAGGCTGTCTGAGGCGGGTCCGCTGTGGCAGGCCATCGCCAGAACCCAAGGGCAAGAAACCGCTGACAAGCTGAGCGCAGCACTGGCCACCGGCAAGGTCACGTGGGAGCAGATCCTCACCGACTACGGGCATCTATTAGACGAGAAGGTCCCCACTCACAAGGGCACCAAGGTCACCGTCGACACGTCCGCGGCGAACCTCAAGCTCAAGCAGTACGTCCGCGACATCGAAGTCACCATCAAAGCTAAGCTCCAGGCGTTTTTGCCGAGCTTCTTCGGCGGCGGTGGTGGCTCTGGTGGTGGGGCGGCGTCCGGTGGCTGGGTGACCCCGCTGAACCCTGGCACGTACCGCAGGGGCGGCGGTGTCGGGTCCTACCCCGGGCACACCGGCCAGGATCTGCCGGCCCGTACCGGAACCCCGGTTTTCGCGGCCCGCGCTGGGCGGGTGAGTCGTGCGATGACCATGCGCGGCTCCTATGGCAACCACGTCTACATCGACCATTCCGGTGGTCTCCAAACCCGCTACGCCCACCTGTCCGCTCGCAATGTGAGCAGCGGGCAAATCGTCCCGGCCAGGGCCAGGATCGGCGCAGTCGGCTCGACCGGCAACTCCACCGGCCCGCATCTGCACTTCGAGATCCGCCAAGGCGGCAGGGTCCTGAACCCGCGCAACTACATGCGCTTCGGCAGGGGCGGTGTCATCGAAGGCCCCGGAACCGGAACCTCCGACCACGTCCCAATCTGGGCCAGCAACGGCGAATTCATGCTGCGCAAGGCCGCCCACGACTACTACGGCACCGAATTCATGCACGCGATCAACCAGATGCAAATCCCGCGGGTCAACCAACTCGCCTCCGGTGGCCCTGTCGGCCCGACCATGACCGCCGGGGCGCTTGGCTCAGCTGACATTTCGCTCACCGTGGTCGCTCCGCAGAACGAGATGGTCGCCACTGTCCGTCGCGAGCTGACCTACGCAGCGGACGCCCAGCGAAGGGTGATGGTGTAGATGCCGCTTCGCGCGCTCCTAGCCCCACCTGCACCGGCCCCAGGTGACGGCTTCGTTCCCCGGCCACCGCGCATCGTCGAGTCGCCGTACCTGTCATGGACCCCCGCCGGGGGACCCGAGCTGATTCTGGGCGAACAGACCGGGCCGGTGGTCGCCCAACGCGGCATCCACGGCCTGGACATGCCACCGGAAGAGCAGCATGAAACCAGCCTCGCCGTCGGCGACGGGGCGATCCTGAACCACGCCCGCGCCGGAGTGCGCGAGGTGATGATCCCAGTCCGGCTGACGCGAGCGGCCTCACTCGACGAGTCGGAACACCAGCGACGCGAACTCCTGGCCGCATTCGACCGGCGCCGCGGACCAGGAACCCTGCTCTGGGCGCTCCTGGACGGCACCCGCCGAACACTCACCGCTCTCTATTCGCGCGGGCTGGAATCCTCCGTGCTCGGGCACCGCGGCGCGCTACGACACACCGAATACCAGATCATCCTCCGGGCACACGACCCCTACTGGTACGGCGACGAACAGACCATCAAGTTCACGCCCCCGGTGGGTGGGGACTTGCATCCGTTGCCGTTCACCATCTCCTCGTCGACCACGACCGGCGATTCGGATGTGCTGATCGACGGCGAGGTCGAGGTCGAGGTGTGGCCGGTGTGGGCGCTGCATGGCCCGATGTTTACGGCGACGCTGCGTAACCGTGACACTGGCCGCACCCTGCAACTGACACCTAGCTTGGCGGCGGGTCAGGCGCTGACGGTGCGCACCGACCCGCGGACCCTGCCGACACAGCGGATCACCCGTGAGACCGGGGCGAATGTGTGGGAGCCGGTAGCGGGCCAGTTCCCGGTGATGTGGCCGCTGCGGTCGGGCTTGAACAGGGTGACGGTGACGGCTGCTGGCACGGCGTCCACGTCGCTGATTGCGCTGATCTACCGGCCGCGGTATCTGAGCGTCTGACACACGTCGCCCCTGCTCGTCGTTCTGTGACCTGTTCATCGGGGGTGCGTGTGGCTGCTCCCGAGGTGTATGTGCGGCAGGCGGATCGGCAGACGATAGGCATGGTCACCGGGTGGTCTCAGCTGACGGTGGTGGGGCGGCGTAATGACGTCGGCCGGTGGACGCTGGTCACGTCATCGCCGCAGGATGCGCAGCTGTTGTCCCCGCCGGTCGATGCTTCAGGGGCGGTGACGGCGCCGCGGGGTGTGATCTTGCGCCGCGACGATGGCGTTGGCACGCCGATCACGTTCACGTCCGGGTGGGTGGAGGGCCTGCCGCAGTTGGAGCACCGAGCCGGGGTGACCACGTGGACGTTCAGCGGCTGGGACGACACGGTGGTGTTGGCGGACACGACCTGCTGGCCGCGGCCGGCGTCGCCGATCGGGTCACAGACGGATGCGTACAACATTGTGTCCGGCCCGGCGTCGGACCGGATCCGCAACTTCTTCGTCTCGAACGTGCAGAATCGGTTGGGGATCCCGGGTGTGGCCGCCGGATTGACCCCGCCAGGGTTGGGACCCTCGGGCACGTCGCAGGCCCGGTTCACCGGGTTGTTGGCGTTGGCGCAGGATATCGCCGGGCGGGATTTGAACTTCATCGTGAGGCAGCGCGACGGCGACCGGATGCTGTTTCTGTTCCAGTGGTTGCCGGTGGATAAGCGACTGGTGGTGCAGTTCTCCCCAGCGTTGGGGTCCCTGTCTGACTGGTCGTACACGATCACTCCGGCCGGGGCCACTCGTGTGGTGGTGGGCGCCGGCGGTGAGGGTGAGGCGCGCGGGTTCCGGCTACGCACCCGGTCGGCCGAGGAGTCTGCGCTGGGCAACGTGCGCAAAATCGAACGCTTCCAGGACCGCCGCGACCTGTCACTGGACGAGCCAGACTGGCAGACGGACGCCGACGCGTCCGGGGACGAGTTCCTCACTGAGGCGGCGTCGACAGCGGCGTTCGCGTTCACCGCCACCGACCTGCCTGGGATGCGCGCCTATGTGGACTTCTCGCCGGGGGATCTGGTGCGCGCCTACATCGACCAGGACGCTGACGGGCAGCCGGTGGGTCTGGTGGATGACCTGATCGAGGAGATGACCACCACCTGGTCCGCCGAGGGTGAGCGCTGCCAGGTGCGGATCGGTGACACCGAGGACCTGGACCCAACCACCCGCCTGGCCAAGAACCTTCGAGCCGCGACGCGGCGGATAGCTGAGTTGGAGGCACGCCGATGACTGTGACCGCCGCCGGGTTCCCTGGGCAGGTCAACGACGTTGAATGGTCCCAGATCCTGTCGCTGTTGGGCTATGAGGGCACCACCGGCATGGTGGTATTGGCGGTGGCCGGGGATCGCACCGTGTCAGTGTCGGCGGGGTCGTCGAATGTGGGCGGCGTACTGGCGACGAACGACGACGCGGTGACACTCCAGGCCGCCCCCAACGGCGCCAGCAACACGCGGATCGACAGTGTGATCCTGCGGGCCACCTGGTCGTCGTCCGCTCTCGAGCTGGTGGTGAAGCAGGGCACGCCGTCATCGAGCCCGTCGCCGCCGTCGCTGACGAAAACCGCCGGTGTGTTGTGGGAGCTCGCTCTGGCGCAGCTGACTGTGGCTCCAGGTCAGGGGGCGTTCGCCGGCGGCGATGTGCAGAACGCCCGCACGCCGCCCGCGGTGAACGTGTTCCGCACGTCAGATCTCGCGGCGTTCCCGGACCCGTCCCGCGGGGCGCTTGTGTTTTACACGGCCGGCACCAACCGGTCGCTGCGGGTGCCGATCAACGGGGTGTACACCGAGATCGCGCACGGCCGCGGCAAGGAATTCGGGTGCGGCGTGTTCGGCCCATTCACCCCGGCCGGGTCGGGGCAGGCGAACCTGACACACGGCCTGGGCTGGACCCCGACCACCATGACATTCACCCGCCACGACCCGGACGCCGACGCCGGTGTCATCGACGTGACGATCCGTTTCATGACCGCCAACAGCGTCGGGATCACCCTGAAACAGCCCGCCAACGGCCTACCATTCACCGCCACCGTCGACGCCCTCGGCTGGCAAGCGATGAGGAACGTCTGACATGGCCAGAATGCCAGGTGCCCTCTGGGTAGGGGAGAAGAGCCCCCGCAAGGCGATGGCCCGCTACGACATCGTGTGCCCTTAGTCAGCGACGTGCTTCCAGCGGCGACGGGCGATGATGTGTTCGACATTGCTGGAGCTAGTTCCAAACTCCTTGGCTAGCGCCGCTCTCGTCTCGCCATTAGCGACTCGCTTTGTACCGTACCGCATAACGGGAGGTGATGGATATGGCCCGCATGCCACAAGCGATTTGGCTCGGTGAACACTCACCAAAGACGCCGATACAGCGCTACGACGTGGTGTGTGTGCATTGAGCACACGATCGTCGGGCTCGCACCAGCCCACGCTGCACATTTCTCCACGTCCGGCGGGGGGAAGATCTACCAGTCACGGGACACCCGCTACCGTTCGGCGGCGAATCTGAACGGGAATCACCGGATCATCGCGATTGAGAACGCCGACCACGGCCCGGAGTTCCGGCCGTGGAACGTGAACGACGGCCACGCTGTGCCGAGCTTCACTCCGGCCCAAGTCGAAGCGATCGCGAAGATCCTCGCCTGGGCGCACAAGACCCACGGCATCCCTTTGGTGATGGCACCGAACTCGCGACCAGGCTCACGCGGGGTCGCCTACCACCGGCAAGGCATCGACGGGAACTGGGCGGGCTACCGGTACGGGGGCCGGGTTACTGGTGGCGAGGTGTGGAGCAGCGCCCGCGGGAAGGTTTGTCCCGGCGATCGACGGATAGCGCAAATCCCGCAGATCATCGCCCGTGCGAAACAGATCGCCGCGGGCGTCACATCGACACCTCCGGAGGATCCCGTGACACCAGCAGAGATCAAGGCCATCGCCGAGGCGGTGTGGTCGCATGACAAGTCCATCACCCAGCCGCGTCGGGCGGTGCTGGAGACGGCGATCCTGCCGGGTAAGAGCCTGTCCACACTCGTCGTGGCTCAGCTGGCGGAGCTGGGGTCGCTCAAAGCGACAGTGGCCGAGCTGGCGAGGGGGCAGGCGCTCACCCCAGCGCAGATCACGGCGGCTGCTGAGGCGGGGGCGCGGCAGGCTGTCGATGACATCGTGGACGAGGCTCGGGTTGAGCTGGTTATCGAGGATGAGGACGAGCCGCGTGAAGGTGTCCAGTAGGTGTCCGATGACGTCCCGTCGCCTGGTGAGCTGTCCCGGCTGATCTCGTCGATCCGTGACGACCAACGCAACGGCTTCGCCGCCATCAACCAGCGTCTCGACAAGCTGGTGTCTGCCGACCTGTACAGCGCGGAGCAGCGGCGGGTGGATGAGCGGATCCGAGATGTGGCTGAGGATGTGACAGCCGAACAGGAAGCCCGGGTCTCGGCGATCTCGGAGATCAAGACACGCCTGGACGCGGACCTTAAGTTCCGCCGCCAGGTGTGGTCGGGGATCGGACTGGCGGTGTTCGTGGCGTTGTTGGGGATCGTCCTATCGCTCACCCAGGTGGGGCCGCCGGTATGACCCAGATTAATGATCGGGCGCAGCGGGCGCTGCCGTACATCGTTGGCGTTGCGCTCCTGGGTCTCGTCGCGGTGTTCGTGGTCGTGGCGTTCGGGCAGGCGGAAGGGTCGTCGCGCCGGCAGGCCGCCGTCGACGCCCTGTCCACGGATGTGCGGACCCTGCGCCAGCAGGTCGAGAGTTCAGGTCAGGAGCCCGCCGCACCTGACCCAGACGAGCGAGTCGAGGACCTCCCTGACAGCGACAGTGATGCGGCTGTGATGCCGGGCCCGGTGGGGCCTCGTGGGCCGGCGCCCACGGCGGCTCAGATCAGCGCCGCGGTCGCCACAGTCCTGGCCAGCGACCCCGAGCTGGCCGAGCCGAACATAGCCACAGCCGTCGTGGCCTATTTGCAGGCCAACCCGCCACCGCCCGGTCAGCCTGGCCGGCCGCCCACGGACGGGGAAATCGGAGTAGCGGTGGCGGCGTTCTGCTCCGACGGCGCATGCCGCGGCACGGCCGGTGACCGCGGTCCTGGGCCGACCGATGAGCAGATCGCCACGGCTGTAGCTACGTACTGTGACGCCCGCGGCGAGTGCCGCGGCGTCGCGGGGCAGGACGGCGCTGCCGGGGCGGCGGGCCGCGGCATCGTTTCGATCATCTGCAACGACGACAACGACTGGGTCGTCACGTTCGACCAGCCACCCACAGAGGTAATCGTCGACGGTCCGTGCCGTGTAGAAACCGTGCCGCCTCCCGACCCACCAACACCAACACCCACCCCAGGTGGGTGACCTGATGCCCCTCCGAGCCCTCTTAGCCGGCGACCCCACCACCCAACCCTGCTCGAAGGAGCCCACCATGACTGTGTTTATCCGCGCCGCGGCGATCCGAGCTGCCCGTACCGCCGCCCAGACCGCCATCGCCGCCATCGGCGCGACGGTGCTGATCACCGAGGTCGATTGGGCGCTGATCGGCTCGATGACTGGTATGGCCACACTCCTGTCGGCCCTGAACTCCGTCGTGACCGGCCTGCCCGAGGTCCCTAGCGACGACGCCTAACCATCCGGCCGGAACAACAACTACATAGGGGAGGGCTGTGATGGCTCGTTTGCGGTATGCCGCCACACCGGCTGATCTAGCTGTCGCGCCGGGTGCGCTCGCTGACATCGTGGACGAGAACGGTGATCCGCTGGCGCCGCAGCAGTTGGGCTGGGCGCTCTTGCTGCCCACTGTTCCAGGGTCGTTCGATGTCTATGATGCGCGCGAGGGTACTCAGCTGACCGACCTGTTGGACGTCGATCAGCTGCCCATCAGCCAGGTCACACCCTCCAGCGATTTCACAACCGTGGCTGAGCTGCTCGAGTTCCATGGCCCAGATGGTCATGAGGGCGACGTGTGGCTTACCAACGGCGCTGGAAACTGGTACCGGCTGTCCCCGGCCACCGACGAGATCTTCACCCGGCTGGCCGCTGTGGAGGTGTTGGAGACCACCGGCCTAGCTGATGTGTCCGACACTCCGGCGACGGACGGGCAGATCCTCATTTGGGACGCCGGCCTGGGTGAGTACGTGCCCGACGACCCAGCATCCGTCGTGTCACCCGTGTCGTCGGTGAACGGGCTGACTGGCGAGGTGGTGCTCGGCCCCACCGAGGTCGGCGCCGCGCCCACCAACCATTCACATGCCGGGTCGGCGATCACATCAGGCACGGTGGACGTGGCCCGCCTACCCGTGGGTAGTTCGTCATCGCAAGTCGCTGCGGGTAATCACACACACGAGATCACCGGAGTCTCTGGCCTCCAAACCGCTCTCGACGGAAAGGTCACCGCCGCAGATGTCGCCAAGGTGTGGCCCGTCATCGACCACGACGACCCCACCCCGCCCGGGGCGGTCGACGGGGACATCGTCGTCCGCAGGCTCGCGCCGTGACCGTCACCCGCTTCGACGGCGTGACCCTACCGGCGGGGTGGACCGCGGTCACCCCAGCCGACACGTCGGTAGTGGTGGCCGGCGGCTACGCCGAGCTCAGTGTTGATCCTGGTCAAACCAAGAACTCGCTGTTTAATTCGGGTACTGTCCCGCAGGGACCCTACATCTGGACCGCCGTGACCGGGTCGTGGGACTATGCCGCCACTCTGGCCGAGGAATGCATCGATCTGCCCGACCAGGGCCTCGACTTGATGGCCCTCCACAGCGCCACGATCCAGGGTGTCCGGGCCGCCTGCTTCCGCGCTGGCACCCCGTCTACGTTCCGCGACGACCGCGGGTTCTTCGTGTTCCACCGCTGGGGGTTGACGAACACAGCGGGCACCCGGGCTACCGTGTCACATACGGACACACTCGGCGGCGAGCTGTATGGAGGGCCTGGCTGGTTCCGCCTGTCCTACGACCAGCCGTCCACCACCTACACGTATCGGGCCAGCATGGATGGCCGCACCTGGTACACCATCGCGTCCTGGGTGTCCGAGGTGCCAGCCGACCGGTTCGCGATCCACGCGACTGCCACCCCGTCCGGCACCAGCGGGCGGGTGCAACGCATCTCCGCTGTGGTGGATATGACCGGTCGCGGCGACGACGCCACCACACCGCCACCAGCGGTGGCCCGCACCGTTGTGCAGTCCACCGACTTCGCCGCCGGCACCCTCCCAGCCTGGCTCACCCCGGACGTGGCGAATGGTGGGGCGGTCAACACCAGCACCGGCGGCGCCACCCTGTCCACCGACCGTGACCAGCAAGGCTCGAGGGCGTGGCTGCTCGGCCCTGACACCCTCGCGGCCGACCATGGCATCTTGTTGAAATATCGGGTGGCCAGCACCGGCTATGGCAATGTCTTCTGGGTCCCGTCGATCCGTGTCGACAGCGTCACTGACATCGCCGGTGCTGTCACGCCTGACGACAAGTACGGACCTGGGACCAGCATGATCTTCGAGCTACCGGCCCGGGTAAACGCCATCGCTGGGCAGATCATCCGGCTGCTGCGCCGCTCACCCATCGCCCAGGCCGAAACTCAGACTGGCGGCCGCGAGTTCGACGGCTACACCATGCTTATCGAGAGATTGACCGGCGAGGTCAGCACCGAAGGACAACCCACCACCTGGGTGCGGCTCGAAGCCATCGGCCAGACGGTGCGCGGCCGGGTGTGGTACGACGGTGACCCCGAACCCGACGCCTGGCAGTACCAGGTCGAGGACCACATGCGTCTGGGCACCCAGGCCGCGATCACTATGTCGCATAACGACGACGTCGACGACCCCGGCTCCGCATCAGTCACCATCTCCCAGGTTGTAATCTACGAACTGGCCGAAGCTACCGACTCGCAAGCGGTCAACGTGTACGTCCTCACCGACAGCGTCGAGGAGCCCGTCGACACTACCGTGCTTATCTCCGGCATTGAACGCCCCACCGACTGGCACGTCGCCACCTTGGCCTAGAAGGGGGTCCGATGCCGCTACGTGCACTTCTCACCAGCCATGTCGAGCCGGCCACACCGCCCAAGCGCACCACCACCATCCCTACCCAGCCACGAACCACCGGCATCCGAGCCGATCCACGCGCCACGTCGATCAGCGCCGAGCCACGCCGCACGGAGGTCAGGTAGATGGCCAGCTATGAACGTGACCCCGACAGCGCCAAGGATTACCAGGTTGACTGGTCTAGCTGGCTGGTCGAGGGCGACATCATCACCGCGCACCAGCTCATTGTGGCTCCTCCTGATGGGCTGGTCGTCACCAACGACTCTCACGACGCCACCACGGTCACCTATTGGGTGTCCGGTGGAGAAGTCGGATCCGTGACCAAAGTGACCTGCCGCATCACCACAACTGTCGGCCGGATCGACGACCGCACCGACACCTTCATCACCCGCCACCAATAGCCCCAGCGCATCACAGCCGACACCCCCACCCGTCACGGGTGGGGGCGAATTTCTACCTCGCTGGTACGAAGCCCCAACGCTGGCATGGACACCGGCCGAGGCATGGCGGCGGGACGGCACCGACGACGCTACTCGCTGGTACGAAGCCCCAACGCTGGCATGGACACCTTGAACTCGGGGTCGACCTCGCGGTCGAAGCGATCTGTCTCGCTGGTACGAAGCCCCAACGCTGGCATGGACACCCAATTCATCTGGGTGCTGTTCTCGATGTCCATGTCTCGCTGGTACGAAGCCCCAACGCTGGCATGGACACAAGGTCTAAACGAAAGGAACAAGATCATGAGTCTTGACGCTCGCTGGTACGAAGCCCCAACGCTGGCATGGACACACATCTTCCACCGCCTGTACGAGGCGGTGGCGAGGTCTCGCTGGTACGAAGCCCCAACGCTGGCATGGACACCGCTGTGTCGTTGTGGGTGGTGCTGACCTGCGACGTTTTGGTCTGTCGCGAGTGGTGGTTGTGTCTGTCCGTTCCGGGACAGACTGGATGGGTGATGTCAAGGTGCGTGGGCCCTATGGCCTGGGTTGCAGTGTGTGCGAGCGCTCGCTAGGTGTCAAGTGGTCAAGTGACCGCTCGCACGTCGGATCATGTGTAGTGTCGCGGATGCGTCACGGTCGTAGGGCTTGTCGCAGCTGTCGCAGTAGATCACGTGGCCGGTGACGTCGTTGCCGCTGTGCCCGCAGCGATAGCAGTCGCCCGATAGGCCTTTCGACGGGACCGTTACGACCGTGACTCCGTCACGGGTGGCGGCAGATCGCACCGCCTGGCGTAGACCACCAGGAGCAGCGTCGACGCGTTGCCGCGCGGCGATCTGTGTGACCTGGGTGGGGATCGTGGTCGGCTCCTGGGTGATCTGTCTGGTCAGTGCGGCCAGGTCTGTGTCGTCCACCACCACCACGACTGCTGTGGACGCTACCCAGGCGGCGAACCGGCGCCACGCGTCGTCACGCCGGCCGGTCGCCCTCTGGGTGCCGTGCGCTGCCTGCTCCCACCTGACCCGGTCCCAGCGGCGCCATGACATCAGCTCTCGTGTGATCTGGTCCCCACCTGCGGGAGTGTCGTGGTGCCACTGCCATGCCAGTTTCGCCAGCCGCGTTGGGCTGCGCCATTTAGCCACGCTGGCAGGGTCGATGTCGTCCTGTGGGTGTGTCGTGAGCCACTGGACGACGCGATCTCGTATCTGCTCTAGCCGGGTGTCACGGCTGGCTTGCACGGTGGTGTAGTGGGCGATGCGGTCCCGCCACGCCACCGGCATCGTGACGATCCCGCTGGTGGATGTGTCCTGGGTGACGATGTCTTTGAGGTCGACCGGCACTGTGACTGGTTGTCCTGCTCTCCAGGTGGCGACGCGGATAGAGTCGTCGTCCTCACGCCTCCAGCCACAGTGCACAGCCAAGGTGGCGCCGCTGGTGACTGGTGCCGGGTCGGGGAGCTTGGCGGCGACTGTCAGGTGTACGCGCCGCTGCCCGGCGACTCGTCTGACTGTGAGGCGTGCGCCTGTGATGTCCGCGTCGTCGTCCATGTCGTGGTCGACGATTATCGGCAGTGTGACATGTTCGGCACCGACCCGCATACGCAGCTGTCCGTGGCGGGTGCCCTGCGAGATCGATAGGACGTTGCGCCACTTGCCGTGCTCGCCGTCGGCGATACGGTCGGGGGTGCGCTGCGGGTCCGTCTGGGCCCGCTGCAGCTGTACGGCTAGCGATCCCGACCCGTCCCACCGGTGATATCGCAGCTGGGCGGGCTGCCCAGCTGAGCGTTTCGCCACCACACGTCTCGCCGCGACGCGATGGTGATCTGCGACATCGTTGTAGACGGCCCAGTACAGTCCACGTGTCTGGCAGTATTCGCCGTACAGCTCTTTCTGGCGCTGTTTCAGCTGGTCACGCAGATCCTTCTTGGCCCCGGCGGAGGCGTCCCGGACTGCCGCCTTGCGGTCGCGCACATCGACGCGGGCCGCTTTCAGCTGTGCTCGAGTCTCTGCGAGCTCACGCACAGCGGGATGTTTCGGTGAGCGGGTCCGTTGCCGCGCCCGCTCCTGGGCCACCTTGGTTTCCAGTTCGGCGGTCCGGGCAGCTATCGCTTCCCGGGCTTGCTCCGCCTCCGCGACCTGAGGGTACGACGACATGAGTGCGGCCAGCTGCTCCTCATGCTCGTGTTCCAGCTGCACCAGCTGGTTACGCAGCTGGTGCGCCAGCCACAGCTGCTCGTCTACGACCTGCGGCAGGACCACCCAGGAGGGCAGCCCGTACCGGTACACAGTCATCGTCATCAGGTATCTCCGTGTGAGTCGCTGCGCGTGGTGGTGGTGGTGACACCTAATGCGACCGCTCGCGGTCTGCTTGTGCTGCCACTACATCCATCACTGCCGGTGCTCCACGGTCACCAGCCACTCCCACGACGAGGTCGCGGGAGTGGCTGGTGACCGTGGAGAACCACTCGCCTGCTCCTGGCTACACCTGGGTGCGCAGGTAGTGAGTGACGGCGCGTCGGATCACTTCGGCGCGAGTGGCATGGGTCGTCTCGGCGACGTCGTCCAGCAGGTCGATCGTCTGCTGGTCGATCCTGACGTTCACCATCGGGCCGATAGCTGGCCGTCCGCGGCGGCCGCGGTATCCGATCAGTCGCAGCGGGTCTCGCCCCGTGAGTGGTGTGTCGCTCATGCCGGGGTTGGTCGCTATCCACTCGTCGTCGGAGAGCCGGCTAATGCCGCCGTGACCCTCGACTATGGCCGCCCATTCATGGTTTCCGGGCCGGATGGCCTCCTCCGCGATCCCAGCCTGGATCAGTGCTGTCCTGGTTTCTCCGTAGTCGTACATGGTGCGCTCTCCTCTCAGATGGTCTGGCTCTCGGCGCCGCAGCGGTCGCAGCCGTCGTAGCGGCCGCGGCCGTGGCAGGTGCGGCAGCGGTCCGGGTTGGTCGACCGCGGTGTGGATCGTGTGGCCACGATCAAGACGTGTAGACCTTCTTGGCTGCCCCGCCACACGACCTTGGCGATCTCAGCAGTCCAGGTCTTGCCGGTTTTCGTGGTGATGGTGATGCTGTCGCCAGCGTCGAGGTGGGTGGCGGTTTTGACGGTCGCGCCCCAGCTGCCGTTGCGGAGTTTGGTCGGGTGGGCCGTTGGGGCTGTTAGGGTGGTCATCGACTGCTCCGTCCGATAGATCCTGCGGTGTTTCCCGATACCGCTAATCTATCGGACGGGGTTGGTCATGTCAATACCCGGTAGCGTTATTTGTCGGACCGTGCACGCATAAGCGCATGGGAGGGCGTCCTATGGTCGACCCGCGCTACTGGGTAGCCCCGCTTGGGCGCGGCGTGCACCCAGGGCTTGACGACTTCGCGCAGCTGGCTGTCGACACCTGGTGCAACGTGATCCGACGAGTCTGCGGCGACGATGACGTCAAGATCACCGTGACAGCTGTGCACGCCACAACGACCGTCCATGTGGGTGACGTGAACGTCGATGACGTGCCGTACCTACTCATGGTCGAACAGGACCCTTCGGCGGCCTGGCAGGTGGTCGCCCGAGCCGAAGCCGACGTTCGATCCAGTGTGACCCCGGACGCCTATAACCCAGGCGGATGATCCGCACATACAAACCGCCCCGCCCTGCGGCAACGTGGGACGGAGCGGTTTGGTGGATCTGGTCAGGCGTCGACGAGCTCGGCGTTCATGGCCTGGACACGGAACCTGTTGTCTTTGACTAGATTCCCAGTGTGGCCGCCAGTTTTATGAATGGCTGAGCGGACAGCGGATTCCGCTGCGCTGCGTGCGGCGTCGAAGCTGTCGCCCTCACCGACCAGCTCCACCTCGACAAGGCGAGTTCGGAGATCGACCGCGACCGCCGCGTCACGTACATTGCCGCCGGCCTTCTCCAGCTGAACGAGGGTCTCCATCACTTGGTCGCAGGCTTCCGAGAGTCCTTCATTAGTGCCACCGCTCACGTGGAACACGCCATGGATTCCTACTCGAATCATGGCCGACCTCCCTCCTGGTAGCACGGCTGTCGCTTCAACCACTGTATGGCGTTGCGCAAGTACTTGGGATCGCTGGGCGTGAGATGAATCCACCGCTTGTGCATCCCGCACGGGCATAACACCTGGTAGTAAGTCGGCGGGTCCTTGATCCGCCACCCGGCCTCATCGAACTTGACCAGCACATCTTCGACATCCTTGCGCGCCTTCTTCCAGTATCGGCCCATCAGTCTCCCTGTGCCGTTTCGTGATGTGACCGTGACGTGACCTGTGGTCTGATCGACGGGACCATACCGGACATACCGGACATGTCGATCACCGTCGACAACTCACCCGAACCGTCTCACCACGTCCACCAGCCCGCCACCGAGCTCCCGCGCCTGCCCCATCGACAGGCGCACCATCCCGGCCGGCAGCACCGTCCCCACCGTGATCACGTGGCCCAGCTGCACCCACGGCGCCTCACCATCCACCGCGGCCACACCGATCTCGATGTACTGCTCGGTGCCGATCCGCACCGTGTGCACGCTGCGGCGGTGCGTGCGGTGCTCCCCGCCCAGCTCACACCACCCCACGGTCGGGCACTCGCCGGGCGCCGCCCGATCTGCTGTCGTCGGGTCTAGCATCCCCCGCAGCTGGGTCAGCGCACCCCGCGCCGCCACGTACTGAGCGCGGATCGCCGCCGCCGCGTCACCAGCGACGGCCGCCACATCACCACTCGACGAGATCGTGGCGCTGATCGCGCCCGCCTGCTCACGCATCTCGTCCACAGCGTCATAGACATGCTCGACCAGGTCGAGCGCGGTAGGTACGGTACTCACGGATCTGTCCTCCTGTGTAGGCAGTGGATGGATCAAGCCCTCATCAGGTGTTAACGCACCTGGTGGGGGCGCCATGTCTAGGGACGCCACTCCTCTCGATAGTCAGGATGGTTGGCCCACTGTTCGGCGTGCTGCCGAACGGCCGGCCTCGTGAACGGAACAGTGTCGCCCAGCGCGAAAAACACCGACCGCAGGGCGACACTCAAATCCTGCACGGCCCACGAGAAGGACTTCCGCCACACCGGCTCCCACTCTTCCTGCAGGATTTCAGGGTCCGGGCTGGCGAGACAGTCCTCACGTTCGCGGGCGGTGATGAACTCGACGATGTTCACGGCCGCCACTCCTGTCGGTAGTCGGGATGGTCGACATACGGCAGCGCGAGTAGGCGGAGGGTGGTCTGCGCCCGGTCGTAGCCGCCTCGACCGCCCCAGTAGTCCATGTCGTAGGGGTCGGCGTGTTCTAGCTCTGCCACGATGCGCCGCTTGGCCTCCACGTCGGCGAGCACGCGAGCGGGGTCGTGGCTGGCGATGTGCTCGGCTTCAGCGCTTGTTGGCGCAGATCCGTCGCCGTAGATGACCAGTCGCCCGTCGGAATCCTCCACACTGTTGATGCCGGCTCGTCGCCACCTGCCGGAAGCCTCCCGCGCCGCCGCTGCCTCCTCGTCCAGCCGGGCGCGCAGGAACTCCACTAGCTCATCCATGTCAGCCATCCTCACCTACCTCGAAGCCGTGCTCGGCGGCCAACTCGTGGATCTCTATCTGGAAACATGCGAGCGAGTCGGCCACCCGCTCCAGCCCATCGGCCAGCGCCGCACCCAGCACTACGCTCGCAAAAACATCCGTGGCCATGTCAGCCATCCTCCCCCGCAGCCAACTCGTACGCCAGCCGGTCCAGCTCGCACTGCTGCTCCCTCGTGATCATCTCGACCACAGCCACAGGCCGAGCGCTAAAGGCCCCCAAAAGAGCACGACCGACACGCCGAGCGCCAGCAGCACACCCTGTCCGGGTGTGAGTCGACGCGCCACACGGTGACGGCCGCGGGTAGGGGTCTCGATCATGGCTGCCTCGTCCACTCGCCGCAGCGGGTTGTCTCGAAGTCCTGGCCCTCTTTGACGGTGACGGTCGGGCTCCCCCCGCCGGGGATGCCGTTATCGACGATGTCCGAGCCGTTCGACCCGGTGACGAGGACAGCCCAGTAGCAGTCGGCGGCGACGCTGGTCGCTCGGTACGTGCCGGGCTCAATGTCCACACCTACCGTCCAGATGCCATCGGTCACGGTGTTCGCGGCAATCGCCTGCTCGGTCTTGGTGACGGCGTCCTCGCGGACCTTGACCGCCGCGGCCTGCTCGTCGAGTGCGGCCGCTCGCGCGTCTAGCTCACCCTGGAGAGCATCAAGCTCGACCGCACGCTGGTCGGCAGCCTCACGCTGCTCGGTGAGATCCTTCGGCTCAACCTCGACGGTCTTCGTCTCGATGACAACCTCCGGCTCGCTGCCGGACGCGCCGATACCGACGCCGACGAGTAGAACGAGCACGGCGAGTATGGCGACAGCTGGAAAGAGCCAACGGGATCGCTTCTGGGTGGGCGGGGGTGGTGGAACGGGGGTGTCGAGGTTGGTCATCTGTCTCTCCGTGAGGCCATTGGCTACAGTCCTGGCTACAGAGAGAGGCTTCGCCGAGACCTCCTGAAAGGTTCCGGTCCTGGTCAGCTATGGTGGGGTGGGTGGGACTCGAACCCACGGCCAAGGGATTATGAGTCCCCTGGTACGGTAGGCTCGACCTTAGCTGTTACCCGTTCCATTGCTGGTCAGAGGCTTCTCACTGTAGACTCGTCCGGACACGTCCAGACTCATATTGGCTACAGTACAGACTACAGTGGAGGCGGTCAATGCCGAAGCGTCGAAACAAGGGTGAAGGTGGCCTCTATCAGCGCTGCGAGTCGGTCTACGGGTGTCCACCGGCCGAGGAGATACAGACGGAGGACGGCCCCAGGCGCATCCGCCCCAAGCATCGATGCCGCGGCCTGTGGGTCGGCGCCGTCGACCTCGGCTGGTACGACGGCAAACGGCAGCGCCGCGTCATCACCGCCAAGGACTACAAGGTCGCCAAGAAGAAGCTCGACGACTTGAAGCAGCGAGTGTCCGAGCACGGCGACGTGCCACAGAAGGGCATGACCGTCGAGAAGTGGCTGCGCTACTGGATCGACGAGATCGCCTACAAGCGGCTCAAGCCGTCCACCCGCGACGGCTACCGCTCGAAGATCCAGACCATGCTCATTCCGCAACTGGGCAAGCACCAGCTTGACACGCTCCAGTCGCACCACCTCAGAACCGCATACAAGCGGCTAGGTGCTACCAGGTCGTCGACCACGGTCCTACAGGCCCACGCCATCCTGCGCAGGGCGCTAAATGACGCTATGCGCGAGCAACCGCCGCTTGTCGCCCGCAACGTCGCCACATTGCTTGACGCGCCCCGGAAAGCGCCAAGCAGGCGGGAGGGGCTCACGACAGCGGAGGCGAGGGCGGTCCTCCGTCGCGCCGCCCTGGCTGACGGGAGTGGCGTCCTCGTCGACCGGATCGGCTCCCGGTGGGCCGCGGCGCTGCTCGCCGGCACACGGCAGGGCGAGACCCTAGGGCTCACTCTCGACTGCCTGCACCTGGACTACGTAGACCCTGCCACCGGAGCGCCGGCACCTCGACTAGAGGTCGCCTGGGAGCTGCAGCGCATCAAGTACCGGCATGGCTGCGGGGATCGCACCCCTGACGGGGCGTGGTCGTGCGGACGGAAGCGCGCGGGGTCGTGTCCTCAGTGTCAGCTCGACGTCCGTGCAGATTTCGAGTTTCGGCGGCTCGATGGTGGGCTCTGCCTCATCCGGCCGAAGAGCCGGGCCGGGTGGCGTGTTGTCCCGATCATTCCGCCGCTGAAGGCCGCGCTGCGCCTGAGACTCGAGCTCATCGAGGATGAGCCCAACCCGCACGGACTGGTGTGGACGCGACCCGACGGCCGGCCGATCGACCCGAGTGATGACACCGCCACCTGGGACGGCCTGCTCAAGCTCGTCGGTGCTCGGGACGTCACCGTCCACGAGGCCCGCAACACGGCCGCATCCCTGCTCCACGAGGCCGGCGTCGACGGCCACACCGTGCAACAGATCCTCGGCCACTCGTCAGTGACGACCACCCGCGGCTACCAGCACGTCGATGACCGCCTGATGCGTGACGGGCTACAGCGGATGGTCGACCTGATCGCCATCGAGCAGTGACGCCTGGTACCGCCGACGACGAGGAGGTCATTAAGGATTAGCTACGATTCCCGTTCCCAGGGAAGCTCTCCGCCCATGATTTCTTCTACCTCGTCATCCCAGAGGTGGAAGTGCTCTGGGCAATGTCGAGCCGTAATAGCCAGCGCCATCGTGAACGCGTGCAACTCGTCCGGCGCCGACTCTCCAAGGACAACCACCACGGCTCGGCGCTCATCGTTGCTGAGACTGCCCATGTCGGAACATAGCGCCTGACCGATGTTGTCGAGATCGGTATCGGTACTAGTGGTACGGGTGGTCCCGTATGATATCGGCGTGAGTATCGACAAGTGGAGCCGTGAGCCGTTCTATCGGCAGCTCGCTGCGGTACTGCGCGCGAAGTTCGATGCGAACGAGATCGCGATCGGTGAGAAGTTGCCATCCGAAGGCGAACTTGAAGCCGGGTATGACGTCGGTCGAAACACCGTTCGCGCGGCGCTCCAGTTGTTGCGCGAGGAGCACCGTGTCGAGACGTTCCCGGTGAGGGGCACATTCCGAGTTTCCTAGCTACTTGCTCTTCATCTCAACCCTTTCGATACTAGTATCACTGGTATTGCTGGTACAGTACCGTCTTGTGATCATCTGGTGGCGTCGAGTCCTCATCGCGGTATCGGCCACAGCGGCGGTACTCGCCAGCTTCGTCTTCCTCCGCGACCTGGCGATACATGCTGGTTGGCCGGTGTGGACGTCGCCGCTGCTACCCCTGTCCATCGACGCCCTGGCCGCCGCTGCTCTCACTGAGTACCGCAGGTCACGGTCCCGCACCGCCGCGTCGGTATCGGTGGGTGCCATCGCCGCGTCGGTGGCGGGGAACGCGGTATCGCACCTGATCAGTACCGGGCTGTTGGTGCCGGGCTGGGTCGTGGTGACCGCGGTCGGGTCGGTACCGGCGATCACAGTCGGCCTCGTCGTCCACATCATCACCAGGGATGCGCCATGGAGCAGTACCAGCGACCGCCACGCGGCAGGTTCCCAGCCATGCTCCTCTGCGGACTCGCCGGCCATCTCCGCCCCGCCACCACCGCCGGTACCGGTAGGCGTTGCGACCGCTGCCGCATCGGCGAGCCGGCCCCCGAGCCCCCACGTCCTCGCCCTGCTGGGGACCGTCTACGAGCGCGGTCTGCAAGACATGTCGTCGACTCGACTGGTATCCGCCTTGAGCGTCTCGAAGAGCACGGCGATACAGCTGCGGAGGTTGGTACTCAACGGGCACTACCAGCCGTCCGCCAACGGCTCGCGATCGGCCCAGGAGTCGGCGGCGTGACCAACAGCACCACCGACCACGCCCAGAACCACACCACCACCGATACCGCCGCGATGCCCGCTACCGATACCAGCGATACCAGCCACCCACCGCTGGTGGCTGATTGGATGCGCGGCGGCGAGCTCGGCACCACCGTCCGCAGGACCAGCCGCCGCTGGCGGCACACTCTGGTCCGTCATCTGCTGTGGCTGCCCGTGTATGTGGCCCGTTTACTAAAGTGGAGCCCACGTGGGGTGGGCAGGTCGGTGGCGTGGCTGTGGCGGGCCATGCTCGACGAGGAGACCCGCGGGCTGCAACGCCACCACGCCGGGCAGCGCGAGACCGAGGTGTGGCTGCGACTGGAACAGGCCCGCAAGGACCGGATCCGCAACCGGCAGATCGCCTTTGGGGCCATCATTGCCATGATCGGTATCGGTATCGCAATCGTTTGGCTCTTGGTATCGCCGGCGCTGTTCTGGGCGGTGTCGGTGCTGGTACTGCTGGTACTCGGCTGGGCCGGCCGGCCGCGTGACAAGCGGCTGCTGAACGCGGTACCGCTGGTCGATGGGGCGCCGCCGCCGGTATCGGCGCCCATGGTGCGCGAGGCGCTGTGCACTCTCGGTATCGCCGGGATGAAAGATGCTGAGTCGATCGGTCTGCTGCACGACGTCGCCCGCACCACTGGCGGGTACCAAGTCGGACTAGAACTGCCGGCCGGTGTCACAGCTGGCAAGGTCATTGAGAAGCGGCCGCAGTTGTCCGCGGCGCTGCGCCGCGAGCTCGGCACCGTGTGGCCCACCCGTGGTAAGCGCCATGAGGCGCACTTGGAGCTGTATGTCGCTGACGAGCCGGTATCGACCGCTCGGCAGCGGCCCTGGCCGCTCATGAGCAAGGGACAGGTCAACGTGTTCGACGCGGTGCCGATGTTCACCGACCAGCGCGGCCACTGGGTAGCGCTCACTCTGGCCTATACGTCCGGGGTGATCGGAGGTCTTCCGAGGACTGGCAAGACATTCGTGATGCGGCAGCTCGGGCTGGTATTCGCCCTGGACCCGCGCACGATCATCTACGCTTACGACCTCAAGGGAACCGGCGACTTCGGGCCGCTGTCGCTGGTGGCGCACGGCTACGGCGTCGGTGACGAGCCGGAGGACATCGAAACTCAGCTCGCCCAGATGCGTGACCTACACAAAGAGATGCGGCGCCGTATCAAAGTAATCCGGAAAATAGCTGAGGAGAATCGTGCGCTATGTCCGGAGAATAAGGTCAATGATCAGATCGCGAATATGCGACAACTGAATCTTGGACCCATATTGCTATTGACAGATGAGGTGCAAGTTTGGATGGAGCATTCCAGTAAGACGATCCGTGACGAGTTCATCTACATCTGCACTGACCTGGTAAAACGTGGCCCGGCGGTCGGTATTCACTCCTATTTCGGCACCCAGAAGCCCGACGCCAACAGCATCCCGACGGCTATCTCCGCGAACGCCGTGGTCCGTTTCTGCCTCAAGGTCATGGGATGGGGGGCCAATGATTCCATCCTTGGTACCGGAGCGTACAACTCGGGGATAGACGCCACCGTCTTCGCCTATGAGGACAAGGGGCTCGGCTACCTACGCGCGGAGGGCGCCGAGGCCCAAATTGTGCGTTCCGTCTACGGCCTCGATGGCGTGCGGTCGGAGAAGATCGCGCTACGTGCCCGCGCCGTGCGTGAGGCGCAGGGTCGGCTGACGGGCTACGCAGCCGGGGAGGACATCACCGACACGCTGCAACAGGTCGACTTCCTGGCCGACTGTCGTCAGGTCATCGGCAACGCCGACGCTATCCACCTAGCCGACCTCGCTGACGGACTTGCCGCGCTGCGTCAGCAAACCTACGGCGCGCTGAACGCCCGGTCGGTGGGGGCGATGCTGCGCGAGATCGGCATCGAGCCGCGAGTCGTCTGGGATCCGGCCAAGCCACGAGAGGTGGCATCAGGACAAGGGGTGACCCGGCGCCAGTTGCACGTGTCCGCAACTGACGCAGATGGTGACGAGGATGCCCGCGACACCGAGTTCGAGGCGATGGTTTCTGCTGAGCGGGCCAGCTGAGTGCTAAGTGGCCGCTCAGCACCGGATTGTGGCGTTGACCTGCATGCTGAGCGAATCCGCTCAGCATCGCGGGCCCCGTTCAGCGCCAGAAATCCGGGATATTGGGGGTGTTCGGCTCGCTCAGCTCAGCAGGTATCGACGGTGATCGATCTCTGCGGTATGGTGCCCGGCCATGGGTGGGGGCAACGGGAGGCGTGGTGCCTGTCGTATTCGATGAGACCACCGGGTATCCGCCGCCTGGTCGTGTTCGTGTGTCCGCTGGTGAGGCTGAGCAGGCGCTCGTGGCGGCGACTCCGGCGATTTGGAGATTTCCCGGCCGTCAGGTCAGTACCTGAGTATGCTCGTCTCATTAGCTGTGCAGAGCTGTAGCTAGAAGCTGGGCATACCAGACAATAGCACCCACGCTTATAACGATTCGGCCACGGACCTTTCTGGCCATCTATCCAGCGATATGGATCAGTCATAGCGTGCCGGACATGTCAGACGTGGGGGATTACAGCTGACAAGTGGGAGCCGATCTAGGGGTGGTTTAGCGATGAAGCTGAGCGTCATCGGGAGCGGTATTGGGTTAGGCATTTTCTGGGTATCTCTGGCGATTCACGAGCGACGTAAGTGCGCTCAGGATGACAAAATCCGGCACACGGTCGACGCACATTCTGATGCCTGGCGGATTCTCGACGACACTGGAATCAGGACGAGGCGCTCCCGCTTGGCCACGGTCAGCTGACCACCTGGGTGTCGCCGCCGCCCTCGTTTAGCTCACGCTGCATGCGATAGAACACGATCATCCCCCGCCGCTCGGCCACGGGCAGCGGGAGCACCCACAACTTGCGCTCGATCTCGTCGTAGAGGACTGGCTGGTCGGTGCTCGGACGGATGTCCTCGTCGGTGGGGTCACCGCCACGGCCAATCCGCTCCATGGCACCGATGCTCCAGTCGAGGGCCACTTCGATCCGGTAGATGTTCCGATCGCTCGCGAACCGCCGGCCGTTCTCAAGATTATTCACTACCTCGATACCCACGCCTGCGCTGTCAGCTAGGTCGCGCTGCCGCCACAGCCCAAGCTCCTTACGGCGCTCGGCGATGATTTCGCCGAGCCGCTTGCGCTGCCTATCGGACAACTTGCTCCGGCCAGCCACAGGCCAAGGATGAGTGAAAAGGAGAGAAAACACAAGACCGAGCGAGCATAAATCGCTCTGACCTGGGGGTTCCAGTCCAGGCGACACGCCGAATAAGAGTCTCCTAAACTCTCTTGATAACACTCTAAAAGTGCCCTAGAGTCTCCGGCATGGAGACATCTCCCCTCCCCGCACCCGAAGAGATTGGGCGCATCGTGCGCGGGCTCCGCGAGGCACGGGGCATGAAGATGAAAGACCTTGCCGAGCGCGCATCCGTGAGCTTGTTCACCCTTCGCCGAGTTGAACATGGCCACCGAGCTGTCCGTGGTTCCACGCTCGGGCTTATCGCCATGGGCCTCGGCGTGCCACTCCCGCAACTGCTTGGTGAATCCGAGCGCGACACCGAGCGGGACGCGTCATGAGGTACGCATCCCGCCCTATCGAGATAGACGCAGTCGAATGGCAAGGGGTGGTCCACGAAATCCCCGCATCGTGGCGCAGAACCGGGGCAATCTGGCAGAACGGCGATGACCTTGTCATCCAAACCCTTCGCGGCCCATCCGACGTGCCAATCGGAGATTTCATCGTCCGTCGGCGCACCGGCGAGATGTACCCCGTCGACCCAATCACGTTCGCCGAGCACTACGAGGCGGTGGGGGAGTGATGGCCAAAATTGCCTACACCAAGACCGAAGCCGCCGAACAGGTCTCGGTCAGCGAGAAGACCATTGACCGGGCCATCAAGGACGAGCGGCTGCTCGCGCGGAAGATCGGGTCTCGGCATATCCGCATCGACCATGACGACCTCATGGATTGGTGGAGGTCGTTGCCTGCGTACACGCCACCGCGGGGAGTTCGATCATGACCCGCACCCGTTACAGCAGCCCCGGAGGAAATCCCTACTACCACCAGCGGCCGAAGAACCTCCCGGTGAGTGGTGGCTGCTCGCTGATGTTCCTAGCGCTGGGTCTGCTGTTTGTGGCGCCGGTGGTGTTGGTGTGTTCGCAGGTGGCGTGGTATGTGGCGCAGCTGATCGGGGGTGGGTCGTGAGCGAGGCGGATTTGCACATGGCGCGGGCGATGCAGGCACTGGCTGACACGTACCGCGCTGATGGTCGCGAGGCGATGGCCGAGGTGTTCGAGCGCCACGCCGACCGACTTGAGCGACAACCCGAGACCTACCCGTGAGCGGCCGGGTGGGCCTGCGGTCGACGCCCCCACAAGTCCCGCAGGCTCGCCCGGCTCCAAGCCCCCGACAAGCAGTAGCCCCGCGCTCGACCTCTCAAGCCACACGGGGCCACCAACCGAAGGAGATCCTATCGTGACCGAGTTCAATCTCCGGTCGGTCATCGCCGACGTGCTGGACTCGACCGACCTCGCCGACCCGGCTGAGGTGGCGGAGGAGGCGTACCGCCGGCTCACTGTCGATGACTACGCGGCCGCGTTGCAGCAGGTGTTGCGGCAGTTCGCCCGGCTGGTGATGATGTCGCGCCGCTCGCACATGCCGGTGGCGGTGCATCCGAAGGCGCCGGCGTCGTGGAAGGTGGCGGCGATCCGTGAGGGGTGGCGGCGCCATCTTCAGGATCGGCTGTTCACGCCGGCTGGGTGGAAGCTGCTGCGTGACTGCACCCGTGACGATCTGCTGTACATCGCAGCGGAGCGGCGCCGTATCGCGGACGAGAATCTCGCTACGGCGGAGCGGTTCGAGAAGCTTGCCGGGCATCTGGTGGGCACGGCGACGTGCGCGTCGCTGCCTGAGGATGTTCTGGCTGACGCTTTGGGGCGTGCCGCATGAGCCGCCCAACACTGACTACCCGCAGCGACCATGCTGACCACGACACCCAGCTGGCCTACGTCGCTGCGGGTACGGACCACCTGCCGGCGACCAACGATGCTGCGTCGCCCGAACAACTGCCGTCGTCGGCAGGTCCAAACTCCCGCACCGGCCAGATGACGAACGACGCCCATTCAGCAGTCGTCGGTGCGGGGCAAGACACGGCACCCGCCACGACACGGCCGCAACCCATGGTCGCTACGCAGGTGCCGCCAAACATCCCCGCCGACCATCCCGAGTTCGACGCCCATCTTCGCCGCGTCGGCGGGGGCTCAAGCAGCGACAACGGCCAAAAACCACACGATGCCCATTCCCATCTCGCCGTTGTCGCACCCTCGTGGGGTCCGCCAGCCACTGACTGGACGGTGCCCATAACCGAGCCGCTGGCGGACCCCACTCTCGCGCTGCTCGCCGACGTCCTCGACGACCTGGAACGTACCCGCATCGCGAACGAGAACCGGCTGCGTCAGCTGACCCGCACGGGGGTGGACAAGGACGGCGGGCAGCGCGGCTTCGGGCTGGACGAGTCGCACCCCGACGTGGCGCGCCTGGCCGGTGTCGTCGACGGGATCGCGAAGCTGGAACACCAGGCGACGCTGAACCTGAACCGGGCGATGCGGAAGCACCCGCTCGGCGCGTGGGTGAAGGAGCAGCGCGGGGTCGGGGAGAAGCAGGCAGCCCGGCTGCTGGCCGCGATCGGCGACCCGTACTGGAACACCCTGCACGACCGACCCCGAACCCCGTCAGAGCTGTGGGGATATTGCGGGCTGAAGCCGGGACAGAGGCGCCGACGAGGCGAGCAGGCCAACTGGTCCACCGCCGCGAAGATGCGCGCCTACAACATCGCCGAGTCGATGCTCAAGGCCGGCAACCGCGAAATCTACGACAAGCGCAAGGCAGCCACCGAAGGCCGGATGCACGACGTGGAGTGCGTGCGCTGCGGCCCATCCGGGAAGCCAGCCCAGCCCGGCACGCCGTGGTCTGACGGGCACCGCCACGCCGACGCGCTGCGCATCACCTCAAAGGAAGTCCTGAAAGCGCTGTGGCGTGAGACCCGGCGCGTCCACCGGACAGGCAGCGGCCCCGGCCAACGCCCTTCCGACGCCCACATACGTGGCGCCGGGGCTGCTGCCGCCGAACATGACGAGGAGCCGTCGTAATGATCCAGACCGACCATTACAGCCAGCACGCGTCACTCCCGCATTACCACATTTTTGCCGATCACGGCGCTGTGCGCATCGAGATCGACGACTTCGACCCGACCCGCGGGCATTGGCACACCTCCCACACGGAGCCGGACTGGCCCTCGGCGTGGGACTGGACGCGGCGGCACTACCGGCTGGTCGGGGGTGCGACGTGCTGACGGTCCCCGACCCTTCCGGCGGTCGCGCCGTCAAGGACGTCAACCCCCCGGCCGCCCCCTACCCGAGAGGAACCCCGCCAATGACTGTCCCCGATTTCCTCCCCATCCTGTCCGCTGGCGCGCATGAGGACCCGTCCGAAGGTGCCTGCCTGATGGAGTACGTGTCCCTGCTCGCCGGGGAGGAGTTCGGCGACAGCCCGTCGTGCACACACCCGGTGCTGGCTCGTGCTGCGCGGACGGTCAACGACGCCTTGCCGGATGCGGACCGGCACCTGCTGGTGCCGCTGATTGGTCGCTTGTTCGGCACGGCCGACATGCGACCGCAGCTGGACCGGCGGATTCTGTGTGTGCGGTTGGCGGTTTGGTCGGCCCGTCGGGTGGAGCATCTGTTGCGCGCCGGTGACCGAGCGGCCTGTGTGGCTGCGACTGATGCGGCCGAAATGTGGGCGAACGAGCCCACCAAAAAGAACGCCAACGCCGCCGCCAACGCCGCCTACGCCTACGCCGCCGCCAACGCCGCCTACGCCGACGCCGCCTACGCCTACGCCTACGCCGCCGCCTACGCCGCCTACGCCTACGCCGCCGCCAACGCCGCCTACGCCGACGCCGCCTACGCCTACGCCTACGCCGCCGCCAACGCCGCCTACGCCTACGCCGCCGCCAACGCCGCCGCCTACGCCGCCTACGCCTACGCCGCCGCCAACGCCGACACCGCCGACTCGTTGGCGCTCGTCGGATTCCTCTCCGACCTCCTCGACTACCACGCGCGACTAACCGGACACGTCGCCCGAGACGTGACCGACTCCGAGATGCAGGCCCTCAGCACCACCGTCGGTGCCTGATGTTGACGATCATCGACCCCTCCGGCGGTCGAATCCCACACGAGCGCGCCATCAAGGACGGCGTTGCACTCGACCAGTCGGGCCAGCGGTTCTGCACGTGCGGCTGGGCCGGCGACGCCGCGTGCGCGCACATCCGCGCGGTGAAGGAGGCGCTGTCGTGAAGGTCATCACCGCCGCAGTCGGCACCCCTGAGTGGCACGAGGCTCGCCGGGTTGGTCTGGGCGGCTCAGAGGTTGCGGCCGCGATCGGCCTCTCGCCGTGGTGCTCGCCATTCACGCTGTGGCACCGCAAGCGCGGCGGGGTCGGCCCAGGCGAGGAGTCCCAGCCGATGTACTGGGGCAAGCTCCTAGAGCCGGTGCTTCGCGGCGAACATGATCGTCGCGGCGGACAGATGGTGCACATCTTCGGCCGACAGCACGTCGTCGACGACTGGCGCATCGCGAGCCCGGACGGCGAGATCCTCGACCCTGATGCCCGCGTCGGCCGACTGTGGGAGGGCAAGACCGCCGACAAGAACGACTCCTACGACTGGGCCGAGGACGGCTCCGTCGACCCCGCCGCGATTCCTCCGTACTACCGGGTGCAGTGCCTCTGGTACATGGACGTCCTCAACGTGCACCGACTCACCTTGTCGGTGCTCATCGGCGGCAACGACTATCGCGAGTACGACGTGCCGTGGGACGCGGCCGAGGCTGAACTCATCAGGTCGAAGGCGGAGGCGTTCTGGCTGACCGTAGTGAATGGGCAGCGCCCGTCGCTGGACGACTCCATGTCGACGTACGAAACGGTCCGCGCCCTGCACCCGGACATCGACGGTGAGGACGTCGAGATCCCTGCACCCGTCGGCGACGAGTACCTGGCGTCCGACCTCGACCTCAAGGACTCGAAGAAGCGAGCCCAGATCGCGAAAACCACCCTGCTCGACCACATGGGCACCGCCCGCCGAGCCCTCGTAGCCGGCGACCCCATCGCCCGCCGCCAACCGGGCCGAGGCGAGTCCGTGTCCCTGTACCCCATCCACCCGAAGGAGGCAGCATGACCGCCACCGGGAACGCCCTCGCCAAGGCAGACAACAGCCCGTCCAATGTCATCGGCCAATACCAGAGCGACTTCGCTCTCGTACTGCCGCCCGCGTTCAAGCCGCAGACATTCGTCCGTCTCGCCCAGGGTGCGCTGCGCCGCGACAAGGACCTGCGCGCCGCCGCCGAGAACAACCCCGGCAGCCTGCTCCACGCCCTGCTCGACGCCGCCCGACTAGGCCACGAGCCCGGCACCGACGAGTACTACCTCATCCCGAAGAAGCGGAAGGGTCAGCCTGAGGTCCTCGGCGTCGAGGGCTACAAGGGCATCGCCAAGCGGATGCTCAACGCCGCCAACGTCCTGTCCGTCGTCGCCGAGGCCGTGTACAGCAACGACGTGTTCGTGTGGCGTCCAGGAGCCGTCGACACCCAGAGCCCACCACGTTGGGATGGGCCGCAGACGCAGCCGCTCCACGAGGCCGACTGGTTCGGCGACCGCGGCGAGCTCAAGGGCGCATACGCCTACGCCGTCTTGACCGGCGGGGCGGTATCGAAGGTGGCCGTCGTCGGCCAGCGAGAGATCACGGCGGCCAAGGAGTCCAGCGACGGAGCCAACAGCCAGTACTCGCCATGGGTGAAGCACCCGGACGCCATGTACAAGAAGACCGCACTGCGCCGGCTGGAGCCGTATGTGTCCAAGTCCAGCGAGCCGGTCGCCGGCCAGCAGGAGCGGACTGCCTTGGCTGCCGAAGTGGCCCAGGCGCATGGCCATCACGAGCTTCCGCCCCCCGGCGTCGATGGCGACACGGGCGAGGTGCTGGAGGGCGAGCTCATGGACGCCCCCGACGACCCGAACGCCCACCGGGCCGCTCGGCCCGAAGGGAGCAAGTGATGGCTCGCTGCGAGTTCTCTGACCTGGCCGAGGAGTCGTGCGCTCACTGCACCGGCCGGACGGGCGAACCAGTGTCGCCAGATTTCGAGGTCGCGTACCGGTTCGCCGCTCGCTACCCGGGCGTATGCGGGTGGTGCGAGAGGCGATTCGCCGCCGACGACCCGATCGCTAGGACGACAGACGGCGACTACCTGTGCGCCGACTGCATTCCCGACACCCCATAGACCGCCGGCCACACAGGGGACGGGGCCGAACCACACCACTCGCAACGAAAGGTAGCAGAACATGGACGAGATGAACCAGGCTCGCCGCGCAACCGTCAAGGCCACCTCATGACCGGCCGCTACGCCCGCCCTAAGCGCCGGTTCCGGTGGCTGCGCACCCGCCAGCACCAGTGGGTGCGGCTGGACGAGCTCACCTGGCGGTGGTCGAGGTGACCGCCGTCGAGTGGCTCGTCCTCGCCATCTACCTGACGCTCACCGGGCTCAATGGGTGGCTGTTCGTCCGCTACCCGCGGGTCGAGCATCACGTGCTCGTGGCCACGCCGGAGCAGTGGGACGAGATGTGCGAGCAGGTCGCCGAGGTCGCCCAGCTAGAGCAGCTGTACCGGAGGTCACCGTGACCGAAGTCCCCTGGTATTACTACCCGGACGTTCTGGAGCGGTACCGCAAGGACACCGAGAAGCACCAGATGACCGTGCTCCACAACGACGGGCTCTACCGACACCTCCTGTTCAAGGAGACGGGCTCCAGCTTCTACTGGTTCGAGCTGATCACCACGCCGGGCCAGCTCACGATCCGCGGTGACATGGGCACGTTCGTCTTCTCCCGCATCGAGGACATGTTCGAGTTCTTCGACGGCTCGTACATCAACGTCGGGTACTGGGAAGAGAAGCTGGTCGCCCAGGACCGGTCCGGGGTCAAGGCGTATGACCAAGACCTGGTGCGCAAACTCGTCCGCGAACACTTCGACGACCACGCCGACTACTACCTATCGGGCACCGATCCGGCAGGCGTCTGGGCCGAGATCGAGGAACAGATCTTCGACGACTACGTGATTTGCGACGAGAGCGAAGTTCGAGCGGGGCTCGACCGCTTCACTCATCCGAGCGGCTACAGGTTCGCGGACGTGTGGGAGTGGGACTTCCGCACCTACACCACTCGGTACCTCTGGTGCTGCCACGCCATCCAGCAGGGCATCAAGCGATATCGGGCGGCGAACGAGGTCAAGCCGGTGATGCAGTCATGACCAACACCGTCTTCTGGGTGCTGCTGATTGTGGCGCTGGCCGCCGCTGCCGGTTTCGCGGTCGGCCGTGTCGGCCACGACGAGGCAGTCGCCGACGCCGACCGTGAGCAGTCCCGCGCTGACCTGGCTGTGGCGTCGCTGCGCCGCGCGCTCGTCTACGTGCACCGCGCCCGACGTGTCCGCACCGAGTGGCCCGAGTGGCTACCCAACACCGGCGCCCGGTGGACACCGCCACACGCACGCCGACGCACCGCCATGCGCAGATTGGGAATCAGATGACCGCCGATGGAGGGGTCGATGGGGATGAGCTGACCCCATACCGGGTGGCCAGCGCCACGGAGTACCGCAGCCTGGCGACGTACCTAGTCCGGGGGCTCGGGGTGGCCGAGGGGGACCGGATCACCGACGAACTACTGGTGTCCGACTGGCTGCGTGAGCACGACGCCCGCATCTGGGACGACTGCTGCAACACGCCGCGCACCAACCCACACCGAAGGGGAGCCGACCCCTCCGACGCCGAGCCTTATCCGGATGGGGGCGCGTGATGCCGGGCACGCTGCGAGACCAGTTCGGGTTCTGGCTGGAGCGCTTCGCTGTGCTCCGTCCGCTCCGTCCGCTACTGCTCAAGTACGACGGCGAGGCACCTGCCGGTCGGGCGTACGTCAACCGTCTGAACGGGCACGTCGTAGTGATCACTGAGGACGGTGAGCTGCGATGAGCGGCGGGTGGGCCGACGTCGACACCGCCGATCACATGCTCGGCTCCGACATCCAGAACCGGCAGTGGGAGACCGAGCCGGGCCAGCCTGACCCATCGGAGGTGGACCGTGACCGCTGACACCGGCCGGCCAGACCCGCTGGCACAGCTCGCGGCGTTGGCCGAGGAGTCCGACATCCACAAGATCCGCACTCTGCCGACCTGGCAGGTCCTGGCCCTGGTCGAGCAGGCACAGGCCCAAGTCGCCGAGCTGGAGGGCGAGAGCACACAACTGTCGCGAGTACGAGAGGCGGTCGGCCGGCACCCCAACCCGTGCCCCGAACGCCCAGACCGCGACGTCATCACGTGCGGATGGAAGCGGGCCGTGATCGATGTGCGGTACGCCCTCCGCGGCGAGCGCCGGAAGGGGGAAGACGCCATGACCGCTGACACCGAACGGCCCGCCGAATGACCTGGTGGTGGTCGTATCTCCTGACTGCGGTCGGGGTCTTCGGCCTGTGGCTGGCCGGCCGTAAGTCGAAGGCCGGGTGGGCGGTCGGCATTGGAGCACAAGGGCTCTGGATTGCCTACGCGACCGCCACGCGGCAGTGGGGGTTCTACGCCAGCGCTGTCGCCTATGGGGCTGTGTATGTCTGCAACTTCGCGCGCTGGCAACGAGAGGAGAGAGTCGATGACGACCGTTGACCCGCTGGCACAGCTCGAACGATTCACACAGGAGGAAGCGTTGTGGGAGTCGCAGCAAGGTCACCTGGACCGGGAACGTGACTGGCTCGACGTACTGGCCCTGGTCGAGCGGGCGCAGCACGACGCGCAGCGACAGGCCGACCTGATCGCCGAGCTGCAAAAGATCAGAGAGGTCCGCGAGATGTCGCTGATGCGCCAACGCGACGAGGCCATGCGGGAGCGCGACGTCGCGCGGGCCGAGCTCGACACGGCTGGTCGCCGTCGAGGGTTCCTGGTCATGCACGAGACGGACCTACAGCACGCCGTCGTCTCGTCACTACTGGACAGCCAGGTGTCGGCGAGCAACGCCCTCGAGTGGTGCCTGGCCAGGCAGTCCAGTGGCCAACCTGGAACCCAGGGCCGCTACTTCGTCGCCGAAGTGCGGGAGGCGCGGCGGTTGGACCGGCAGCAGCGCCGCGACTACTCAGCAGATAGAGGCGACAGGCCGTGACACGGAACAGGAAATCGGCCAAAACCGCAGGAACACGGATGGAGTCCCTGATCGCCACTTACTTGGCGGCGCGTGTGGACGACCGAATCGAACGTCGTCGACTGAGCGGAGCTCATGACCGCGGTGACGTTAGCGGTCTCCGACACATGGGCGAACGCGTCGTCATCGAGGTGAAGGATTATGGAGGTCGCGTCCAAATCAGTCCATGGCTCAATGAAGCCGAAGCCGCCCGGGGCAATGACGACGCTATCGCCGGGCTCGTCGTAGCCAAACGGCGCGGCCACCGCCAGCCAGGTGACCAGCTGGTCCTGATGACCTTGCGTGACCTTATAGCCCTTCTCACTGGTGTCAGACCGGAGGAGTCGTGACCACCTGGGAAGGGGCGCTGTGCGCCCAAGTCGGCGGCGACTACTGGCACCCAGAGAAAGGCGAATCTTCCCGCCCAGCCAAACGGATCTGCGGCCGCTGCCCCGTCAAGCAGTCCTGCTTGGACTACGCCGTCGAGCACCAGATCTCGTACGGCGTGTGGGGCGGGTTGGCTCCACGGCAACGACTAGCGCTACGCGCCGGAAAGGGGGCCGTGGCGTGACCCGCTCCAGTGCCCACGCCACCAGCTCCGGGGACTGGCGGGAGGCTGCGGCCTGCCGTGGTGAGGACCCGGAGCGGTGGTTCCCACACGCCAGCGCCCACGCCGGAATCGCCGACGCTAAAGCGGTCTGCGCCGGCTGTGTGGTGCGCACCGAATGCCTCCAATGGGCGATCGTGCAGCGGATGAAACACGGCGTATGGGGCGGACTCACCGAGACCGAACGCGACACGCACAGGCGGCGTGAACTGAAACGGCGAAAGAAAGCGAGACGGGAATGATCTCGAATAGTGGGATTGCGCCCTGTGAATATGTTCCCGCAGAACGTGGACGCGAATACGCACAGCTCAGACGTTTATCGATCTGTGATGACGTCGTCAAAGGTGAGTACTCTCCCCAGTTCCGCCCACAGCTGTGGATGATCAACTTTGTGTTAAGCAGGCGGTTCCATGCCGTCCACACACAGGCCATTCACAGATCTGCGCACGACCGGCTTGGCCACTTCCGACATAGGGCGCACCACCAGAACGCCACTTCAAGAACCGCCTCGGGGGAGCCATGGAAGACGCTGACGAATTGCGCGCTCGCATCAACCTCGCGCTATCGGTGCTGAGCCACAGAACGCATTGCGACGACTGCAAGAACACCATCCAGACCGCGATAGCGGCACTCGAAGGAGTGCCGTACGAGGTGTTGATTCGGGAGGCCGGCTAATGCCCGTGAGGTTCCAAGTCGACTCCGACTTCTATGACCACCCCAAGTCGACCGACGCGAGCGATGCAGCTGTGGCGCTGTGGACTCGTGCTGGCTCGTACTCCGCGGCGAAGCTGCTTGACGGCTTCGTCCCCGATGCGATGCTCGCACGGCTCTCACAGACGCCAGAGGACGCAGCGCAAGAGTTGGTACGACGCAGGCTGTGGAAAAGAGTCAAGGGCGGCTACCGGTTCCACGAGTGGGAAGAGCGCGGCAACCTCACTCGCGACCGGGTCGAGACGTACCGACAGCGGGACCGTGAGCGAAAGAAGGCAGAGCGTCACACTTACGAGGTCGAATGTCACACTTGTGGTCACACTTATGTCACAGCTAGGTCCGATTCTAAATACTGCTCGAATGTGTGCCGGAAGAAGGCCAGCCGGAGCCGAACGGCGGAGAACCAGCAGGTCGTCACGGAAGTCGTCCGAACGGAATCCGAACGGAATCCAGATGGAATCCGCGAGGATTCCGAGAGGATTCCACCTGCTGTTGTGTCTGTGTCTGTGTTAAAGACACCCCCTAACCCCCAAGGGGGAACCGAGGACGAACACTTCGACACCTTCTGGTCGCACTACCCCAAACACACCGGGAAGAAAGCCGCCCTCAAGGCGTACCGCTCAGCGCTCAAAGATGCCGACGCCGAGGCGATCAACACCGCCGCCAAGGTGTTCGCCGATTCAGTGCAAGGCAAAGACCCCCGCTACACCCCGCATCCATCGACGTGGCTGAACCAAGGCCGCTGGGAAGACGATGTCCAGTCCCCGACGCCGCCCCCAGCCAACGACGAGCTGCCGGCGTTCTGGAGGGGCATCCAGCGATGAGCGATGAGATGACCCCACCCTCGGACGTTGGCGCCGAGCGCCAGCTCCTCGGAGCCGCGCTACACAACCCTCGCGTCATCGACGACATCACCGACGTTGTCGATCCTGGTGACTTCTACCGACCTGCCCACGAAACGATCTGGCGGGCCATCCTCGCCCAACACGTCGCCGGTGAGCCCGTCGATGCGACGCTCGTCAAAGACCAGCTAGCCAAAGCCGGTCAGCTGGAACACGTAGGTGGCGCCGGATACCTGTTCGAGATCGTCCAAGGCACCCTCACCGCCACAAACGCCGCCCACTACGCCGGCATCGTCGCCCGACATGCCGGACACCGCCGCATCATCCAAGCCGGCATCCGCATCACCCAGATCGGCTACGGCAGCGACGGCCGCGACCTCACCGACACGCAGGAGGTGGCCCGCTCCGAGGTCGACAAGGCCACAGGGACCGCCATCGGCGGCGAAGCCATCACATGGGTTGGCGACGAAATCGACGACACCCTCAGCATGCTCGAAACCGAACCTGAGCTACGCAGCTCCCCATGGGTCGACCTCGACCACATCATCGGCGGATTCGCCCCCGGACGGCTCTACGTCATCGGCGCCAGACCCGGCGTCGGCAAAACCGTCTTCGGCGTCCAGACCGCAGCCCACCACGCCACCCGACACGAAACGCACGTGGTGCTCGCGAGCCTGGAGATGTCCCGCCAAGAGATCCACATGCGCCTGCTGTCCCAACTCGCCAAGGTCGACTACACCCACCTCGAACGGCACCAGCTCGACGAAACCGACTGGTCGAAGATCGCCGGCGTCCGCGGGAAGCTCGCCACAATGCCGCTGTCCATCCTCGACCGCAGCAGCGTTCGAATCTCCGACATCCGCCGCTACGCCCGCTCGGTGTCCCGCCGCGGCAAGCTCGGCATGATCGTCGTTGACTACCTGCAGCTGATGAGCTCGCCACCTGGCCGGCAACCCCGCCACGAGGTTGTCGCCGACTTCTCCCGCGGGCTCAAGCTCCTCGCCCGCGAGCTCGGCGTCCCAGTGCTGGCCATGTCCCAACTCAACCGGGCATCCGAGCAGCGCACCGACAAAATGCCCGGCCTGGCTGACCTCCGCGAATCCGGCGCGGTCGAGCAGGACAGCGACGTGGTGATCCTGCTCCACCGCGACCTCAACGACGACGCCAAACGCTTCGACCTGCATGTCGGCATCGCCAAGAACCGCCACGGCACCGTCGGCGGAATCACGCTCGAGTTCCAAGGCCACCTACAGCGGGCAGTCGCCAAAGCCTGGACACCCACGCGCGCACTGGAAGGAGCTGCATGACCACCGACCACTACCGCTGTGCCCGCGCACAGCTCGCCGCCGGCACCGACCGAGAGGACACGCCGTGAGCACGGACTGGTCGAAGACCTACGCCGAGCTCACGGCGGCGTTGGAGGAGCGAGGCTATGTCGAGGTGCCAGAACACAGGGGCATCAAGCCGGGCACACGAATCCACAACCGAGCCCAGCGGTACGTGAAGGCGTACTGGCACGGCACGTCGACCGTCGTCGCCGTCTTCGAGAAGCCCAACTCGCCCTGGTCTCGCGACAGGGGCATGCCGGACATCGAGATCATCCACCAGCCCGACGATGCCCCTGAGGGTGAGTGCCCGATCACCTGGGCGCAGTACCACGCAGCCCTGCCGGACCGATCCCTGTGCTGGTGCGTGCTGCCCGACGGCCATGTCGGGCGTTGCAAGAGCGACCCAGTCGACACCGGAACTACCGAGACCGGGGGGACGACGTGAGCGAGCAACGCCGTGTACTGCGCTACGAAATCGCAGTCAACGACCAACCGCAGCCCATCGCCGCCGGTCGAGTCCTGATGGCCCAACCGCATCGCCAGGCGCAGCGGTCACCAGCCGGACGCGTCGAGGTGTGGGTCGACGCGGCACTCCCAGTCGACTGGCCCGCCAGTAGCCCAGCGATGCGGCTCGTCCAGGCCTTCGGCACCGGCCAGCCCATCCCCGACGGCGCCGTATGGCTGGCGTCCTGCCTCGACGGGCCGCTCGTGCGGCACGTCTACGAGGTGACCCCCGATGCGTGACCCGCAGCCCCGCCAGGTCCTCAAACGCGCCCGGCGGATCATCACCGCCGCACTCGCCCAGCGGGACCCGGACGCCGAGCTCTTGGCGGCGGCGGAGCTGGTGTGTGAATCACAGCCACGTAAGCCGGACCCAGACATAGCCGTCAGAAGCCCACAATCGCCGTCTGACGGCCTAACGGTAGCCAGATGGCGGGGCGGCCATGACGAAGTCTCAGAAGCTCGAGACGCCATCACCCAGAGCCAACGAAAGGGACACCATGAGCGATAGAAGGATTGAAGGACCGATCACCATTGACGAACTTCGCCAATCTGATCTGGCGGCACTAACACGTGGCCAGGTCGCACAGCTGCTAGGTGTGGATCCACGTACGGTCACACGTGCCATCGACGAAGGTCAGCTTCCGAGCATGAAGCTTGGCCGGCGCGTGCTGATCCCGCGGGAGCCATTGCTGCGTGTGCTCGAAGCCGACGCTCCAGGTCTATCGGCCACTCCACAGAGCCCGCAGGTCCCCGGATAGCCGAAACGGCGGCCCGCTACAGACCGCCGCCCCAGTGACCACCTTTGTCACCGCCAGGCTACACCGGCACCAACGGTCACAAGGGGACGACATGCAGCAGACCTGCACTACCGGATGTGGGCGCCCCACGCGAGATGTGCGACTGCTGTGTGAGCAGCACGTCTGGGAGCTGGAGCAGGCGCTGGCTGAGGTGCCGGCGCTGCTGGACGAGCTGAAAGTCACCCTCACGAGGCAGGACAAGCTTGGCGCTGGCCAGCGGGGCGGTAAGCCGACCAAGGCGAGCGAGCAACCGCTGCCATACGACGTCCGAGCATCGGGCAAGCTCGACGATCTACGGGTGTACCTCGTGGGGTGGGTGCGTGACGTCGCCGAGACGCATGGGCAGGAGTATCCGCCGGACACGCTGCGGGCCATGTCGAGGTGGCTGTTGGCAAGGCTGGAGCTGTTGGCCACCTATTCGGCCGCCGATGACATCCACGCCGAGATCACCGACGCTGTGCGGGCCGGGTGGCGTGCCGTCGACCGAGCAGCCACCAGGACACGATTCGTCGTGGGGCCGTGCCCTGAGCTGGGCGGGGCGGCGGCGTGCATGGGCGAGGTGTGGGCGTACATCCCGACCCGGGTCGAGGAGCGGGCAGTCATGGTGTGCGCCGAGTGCGGGGCCACGTGGGAGACGCACCAGTGGCTACGGGCAGGTAAGCGGATTCTGGATGAGCGGGGACGTAGGATGCTGGCGTGGAGTGGTTCTCTGCCTCAGAGATCGGCCAGCTGATGGGGTGGCGGGTCGGCTACGTTCGGAGGCTCGCCTCGCGTGACGGGTGGCGCAGATGACGTTGATCGACACCGAGGTGGCCGCTCGGGCACTTGGGGTCACCGCGCGGACGATCCGCAGGTGGGTGGCCTCTGGCGTCCTTCCGGACCATGGAGACGGCCGGAACATCAGGATCAGCATCGACGACGTGCTGGGCGTGTCGGATGCGCGCCTCGGAGATGTCCGATAACCTGTGCTCAGGTGGTGAATTGTTCCCACTGACACCCCCCGACTACGAAAGACCCCGGCGCCTGCGCTAACAGGCCCGGGGCATGGCGAAGCATATAGTCCGCGGACTGCCGATATGCATGCCGGCCTAGTCCCCCGCCGTCCTCCGGGCCTGGTGGGGTTTTGTTATGCTGGGGGTTTCGGAGCTTGCTGGCGTTGCTGCTGTTGGCGCCATTGCCTGGCGCGGCGCTCATCAGCGGACTTGAGCGCATCACCTACCGCCAGCCTGATCACTACATAGAGGGCTACAAGCCCGATTAGGGCAGCAACTACGAGAGCCATCGCATCCGACCCGGTGGTATCCATCGGCACAGCATGCACCCAACTGTGCTACCTGACCAGAGGCTGCGAGTTTGCAGATTGGTGGGGGTTGGCGATGCCGGTGCGGCCTTGTTTGGGGTGTGGGGTACTCACTGACAGGCACAGCGTGCCCCGCAAAGGTGCACGCTGTGCTCAATGTGCTCGTGAGAAGCGGGCAGAGAGACCCGTGTCGCATCGGGAGACCCAGCGTCGGGCAGAGGCAGTCAGGACGCACCGGCAGGAGCACGGAGACTGGTGCCCTGGATGGCAGCACCCACCACACGCAGCCACCGACCTGACCGCTGACCATGTCGTGGCTGTCGGTGCTGGTGGTGCTGAGGATGGTCCACTCGCAGTGCTATGTCGACCATGCAACAGCAGGAAACGCGACCGAATGTGAACGACCGAGCTCGGCGGTGTCGTACCTATTCGCTGTTCGATGACGTTGTAGGGTGGATCCGGGACGGGGGGGTGCCCCTGTGACGGGTATTCGACTAGCTGGTCCTGAC